GTGCGGCTCGCCGCGCGCGCGGGGTTATACCCCCTCCCCCCTGGGTCTGTCAAGGACTGGCACGACGTCGCCCCATGCGCTACCCTCCGCGCGCTGCGCGCCCGTCTCCCTGGCTCTCAGGCAGGCAGGCAGGCGAGAGCCCAGGGCAGGCAGGCGAGAGCCTGAGACGAGCTCTCAGGGACGCGCGCTCACACACACACAGACAGGCCCTGACCTGCGAAGACATGCGAGGACTTGACACAAGCTGTGACAGTGGTGCAAGCTGTGACCAGAACGCAGCGAGGCACGGCGAACGGGTGAGCATCAAGGTCACCAGGGGAACGGGCCAAGCGAACCGCTTGACTCACTGACACACATCGTGTAGAGTCGAGCTCAGCAAGACAGCGGGACCGAGTAGCACCGATCACAGACTGGGTGCGAACGAGGCAGACGTGAACCTGACGGTTCGGTCCCAGAGTCAAGCGAAGCAAGCAACACAGACCGGGTTGACACAAGCAACACAGACCCGGTAGAGTAGGACCCAGCAAGACAGCAACACAGCAAGACACCGGGGCTTGACACACTGACACAGACCCGGTAGAGTAGGACCAGAACGAACCGCAGGACAGGCCCTCGGGCCTGGAGGGTACGCCCTCAGAACCGCTCCTTGAGAACTGAACAGAGTGCAAGCGACACAGACTCCCCTCCCCTGATTCAGGGGGAGGAAGTGCCTTCCCTGATCGGGTAGGCAAGACCCCCCCAGGGGGTCGGAGGGTGAGTGGCACACTCCCTGGTCCGAGTCCAGGGCACCCACTGTGTCAGAACCGCCCGAAGGGCGGTCGACACTTCGCCCACACTGTGACAGTGTGAGCAACGTCGCTACGAGAGAGAGCTTCGATGATCTACTTCAAGTCGGACCACCGTCTCTACACCCAGGCACTTCGCTCCGCTCGGAGCAAGTCGGAGCGCATCGCCGCTGCGACCTCGGCTCCCGAGGAGATGCCTGCCAGCTACACCTTCTACCTCGCCGATGACCTGCTCAGCGGGTACGGCGTCGCCGGTGACGGCACCCTGGTCGGAGTGTTCTCCCTGGAGGGGGGGCGCGGTGATGACCTGATGTGGTCCGCCATCCTGCACCACGGAGCTGACCGTCTGGACTGCTTCGATGGCTGGCTGAACCAGGAGTTCTACCCGCGCTTCGGCTTCGCTGAGTACGAGCGTGTCCCGAACTGGACGCCGGGCGAGCCTGACGTGGTCTTCATGCGCTTGACTGTGTGACAGTGTGAGCGTAGGGTGAGTGGCACACCGCAGGGTTCGAGTCCCTGCCACCCACTGGATCGGCAAGCGATCCGCTGTGAATCTGAGGAGATCACCATGAGCGTCACCCTTGCGAAGACTGCCCAGTCCATCGCCGCTGGCCAGGCCCAGGCCGAGCAGAACCGTCGCCTCCGGGCGAACGACCTGACCGCCCTGGCTGCCACCTTCCGCAAGTGATCCACCCGAGTGGTGTGTGGGTCCGTGACTGCACGGACCTACGGCCCGAGATGATCGGCCACCCAGACGTGCACAGGTGAGCTGTGCAGTGTCCGGGGGGACGTAACAACTGGCCTGACTGGCAGACCCCAGGGTTCGAGTCCCTGGCAGGCACTGGGGCGAGGCATCCCGCCTTGCCCAGGTGTGAGAGTGAGAGCACTGTGTACGACATCGACATCGACACACTGGCTGAGTGGGCCGAGAAGGCTCTGGAGCGCCCGAGTGACGCTGCCTTCTGGGACGAGCGCCTGTACGAGACGCACGGGTCGACTCTGACCTGGGCTGAGCGTGGGGACGACATCCTGTCCGAGTCGAACTACCTGAGTGCCCTGGAGCTGGTGCAGGGTGCGGCTGAGCGCGAGGACGACGTCATTGACGCGACCTGCGGTCACTGGCTGGTCGGGAGCCTGCGTCAGTTGTTCGTCCGAGTGTACGAGGACGACGGCGTGACGTTCACCGCAGCCTGGCGAGAGGTGGTCGAGATCGCGGAGGGCTTGGAGTCCTACCCGATCGTGGACGAGTCCGACTACTCCGAGCGTGAGTGGAAGCTCTACGAGGAGAACCTGAGCGAGGCCCTGGACGAGGCGCAGCGTGCCTACGACCTGGACACGGACGAGGAGGCGCAGGCGATCCGCGATGCCTTCTACGAGGTGTCGGGGGAGCGGCTGCCCTGGGATGGCGCTGATGTCTCCTGGACTGCGGTCGAGGAGCTGTACGCCGAGGTGCGAGACGAGCACTTCACCGCGCTGGTCCTGGGTGTGCACCCTGATCAGCTCTCGCTGGACATCGCGGTCTGAGACCGCAGCCTGACTGGCAGGCACCCAGGTTCGAGCCCTGGGCAGGCACTGAGCATCCCCCGAGAGGCGGGGGAGCTCTGATCTGAGGAGTGATCCAGATGGTCCCGAAGTTCCGCGACAACCGTGAGTCCACCCGCGACGACCGTCGCAAGGGCAAGGCTCTGGCTCAGGAGCGCAAGTTCGCCCGCTCCGTCAAGTACGCTGCCCCCGAGCAGTTCTCGACCGAGTCCAAGGAGTTCTGAGCGTGAGCACCAAGGTTGCGAACACCGTCACGGACGAGAACGTCCAGGACATCATCGACACGGCTGCGTACGGTGGGATCACCTACTGGGCGCTGGAGCCGACACAGGCTGAGTTCGAGGCCCTGCCCGAGGGCAAGGAGTACACCATCGTGGAGGGCGAGGACGGGTCCTGGCTCGGCGGTGAGCGCGAGGTCGAGGCGGTCCACTACCTGAGTCGGGACGACATCCGCGAGGCGTACGCCAAGCTGCTCGACCTGGACCAGCGGTTCGTGAACCGCGAGCTCCACGGGTACATCGTGGACTCCTGGATGAACCGCACCGAGCGGGACGGCATCGACTGCGGTGACATCGACGCGGGAGCGGCTGACGTGATCGTCCAGGTGGCCTGCTTCGGTGAGGTCCGGTACGGCTGAGTGGTGAGGGTGACCGGCAGACACCAGGGTTCGAGTCCCTGGCACCCACTGGGCAACCCTGCCCTGACTGAGGAGTGAGCATGAGCAAGGCAGTGACGCGAGAGCAGGCCGAGCAGGTACTGGCCGCGCTGCGGGAGATCTTCCCGCTCGACGCCGAGTGGTTCGCCCTGTACGACGCCGACCATGAGGGCCTGCCTGAAGGGTCCTGGAGCATCGCCCTGGAGGGCTGGGAGTGGACCTACGAGGTCGCCGAGCACCGGGAGAAGTTCCCCGAGGGTGTGTTCCTGGAGCCCATCGCAAGCTGGTGCCTCGGGATCTACCCCGCTTGACGGAAAGGCCGCGAGTGTGAGAGTGTGAGCACAGCGGCAAGGGTGACCGGCAGACACTGAGGTTCGAGTCCTCGGCACCCACTCCCCGCAGTAACCCCAACGTGTGAGAGTGAGAGCATCATGAGCATCATCGAAGACATCCAGGGTCGGTCCGCCTACTCCCTGGCGAGTGACGCTGACACGCTGTGCCCGGACTCCCTGGAGTCGCCCGGCGCACGACTCCTGAGCTCGGTCCGTGACAGTGTGATCGAGGCGGTCGAGTGGAAGGTCGAGCACGACGGGCTGAGCCTGACCGAGGCAGCCGAGGAGGTGCGGGACGGTGACGAGCTCGGCGAGATCGCAGACGGTGCGCCGAGCGTCTACACGCACCAGGTCTGGACCGAGTTCCTGGACCTGGGTGGGTACAACGAGGACCTGGAGCCCCACGACCTGAACGTGGACGACCTGAACAAGATCCCCGGCATCGCGCTGTACCACATCGCCTACCGCCTGGCGAGCGTGCTCCTGGAGGAGATCGCCGACTCCGAGTGAGTCGAAGGGTGACCGGCAGGCACTCGGGTTCGAGCCCCGAGCACCCACTCAGCAACACCGCTGACACTGAGAGGACACACCATGAAGCTCCGCCACAAGATCGCCGCCGTCGCCGTCCTCCTGGCCTTCGGGTACGGGATCGGACACACCGACGCCGAGACTCCCGAGTCCGTGAAGGTCGAGACGGTTGCGACTGTCGCCCCCAAGCCCAAGCCGGTGACGCTCCCCGCCAAGCCTGAGTACATCGTGGTCAAGGTCCCGAGTGGTGACCTGCCTACCCGCCCTTGCTCTGCCGAGGGTGGTCGGGACTGCTACTGGGACGGGGGCAAGCAGCTCAACGGGAAGTCCCCGAGCTACTGGGTCGACCGCAACGGGCAGGTCGTGTACCTCAACGGGAAGTGGAACGACACCGCCAAGCGCAAGACGTGGGAGTCGGCACAGAAGAAGGCCGGGCGCGAGGACTGGGGCACGATCGAGGGTCACCGGTACTGCTACGCCGAGGTCGGCGACACCTCGTACATCACCTGCTGGGACGGGTTCAAGACCACCTCCTGAGTGGTCAGCGTGAGCGGCACACACTCCGGTTCGAGTCCGGGGCACGCACTCCGGGTTGACGGTGACAGCGTCGGCCCACTGCGAGAGGGGTACGCCGTGGCGTTCTTCGAGTACAGCCAGAACAACTCGGGCGGCAGCTTCGCCTACGACGGTGACGCTGGCATCACCCACTACGTGATCATCGAGGCCGACTCTCCCGAGGAGGCCAACGACAAGGCCGAGACGATCGGCCTGTACTTCGACGGGTACGGAGACTGCGACTGCTGCGGCAGCCGCTGGTCTGAGTGCTGGGACGGGGACAAGGGCGAGAAGGTGCCGAGCATCTACGGTACGCCGGTCTCCGACTACGACTTCGGGTACCGCTGGATGCACAGCGACGAGCCCGAGTGCTACGTACACTTCGCCGATGGGTCGGTGCAGGGGTACGGCTTCGACACCAAGATCCTGGGCAAGTGAGAGAGAGGCGGAGAGCAGTGGATCACGCAGAGATCGCAGCGCGTAACCCCGAGGCAGCCGCGCGAGTGGTAGTCCGGGCGGCAGAGCTGGGCGGCGACGTCCTGAACGCCTGGGAGGTGTTCGCCGATGGGGTGGGGTACCGCCTGGCGAGTGAGCACCTTCGGGCCGCGACGGACGAGGCCGACCTGATCGCACGGCAGCACAACCTCGTCGGGTACCAGCTCTGAGCTGAGCTCGACAGCCTGACCGGCAGACACCTGGGTTCGAGTCCCAGGCAGGCACTCCGGGTTGACGGTGACAGCGTCGGCCCACTGCGAGAGGAGATCCACACCGTGAGCATCTACACCACCGAGGCCCTGGCCGACATCGCCCGCGTCCTGAAGACGGATGAGCTCCCCGAGGAGATCGTCGCCATCGTCAACAGCCTGGTCGAGAACGAGCGGCAGGACGCCTACGACGACGGCCACACGGACGGGTACTCGGAGGGCGAGGACTTCGCCTACAACGAGGGCTACGACGCCGGTCGGTCCGAGGGTTACGACGAGGGTCACGCGGATGGCTACGACGAGGGCGTCAACGACGGTCGCGAGGAGGCCGAGCAGGACGCCGCCTGATCCAACCTTGACACACTCGCACACCATGTGAGAGTGTGAGCACACACCAACCGAGAGGGAGCACACAGTGAGCAAGATGGGCAGCCTGGTCATCGACCTGATCTCCTACGAGGAGGGCGCGCTGGACGACGCCGAGTCGCTGGACCTGTTCGGCAAGCTGATCAAGAGCGGCATGGCCTGGACGCTTCAGGGTCACTACGGGCGCACCGCTCGGGACCTGATCGACCGGGGCTGGCTGACCGAGGAGGGTGAGCCCACCGAGTTCGCGATCTACGAGCTCGACCTGGTGTGACAGTGTGAGTAGGTAGGGAGACCGGCAGCCGCCTGGGTTCGAGGCCCAGGCTCCCACTCGGACACCGCCAAGGGGGCGGATGTCCTGCGAGAGAGGAGCACCCAGTGAGGTGCAGCGTGATCGGCCAGACCATCGGCCAGTGCAAGAACGAGACGTCCAGCCTGGACGGACTGTGCTCCACGCACCGCGACCGCCTGGTCCGGTGGGGCCACGTCGGCGAGGACATCCCCATCCGCAACTACACCACCCGCACCGAGACCGCCGAGCCGAAGCGCCTGGAGGGTCGGACCAGCGAGGAGAAGTTCTACTCCCGCGTGATCAAGACCGCCGACCACTGGTGGTGGGACGGCGGCACCCAGAAGCACACCGGCCTCGGTCAGCTCCGACTGGAGGGCGAGGTCACCACCGCGAACCGCGCGGCCTGGCGACTGGCCTTCGGCGACATCCCCGAGGGCGTGAAGATCGCCCAGACCTGCGGTCACCGGCTCTGCGTCCGGCTGTCCCACCTGGAGGCGCAGCACTCGGACGGCACCCCCTACTTCAAGGACTTCACGCCCGCCGAGCTGGAGCAGGTGGCTGCCTGATGCCGTGGGTGGGTAACGAGTTCCGAGGCACGGTCGATGAGCTGATCGCCGAGCACACCTACCACCTGTGGGGCCAGGAGCACGACGAGGCGCGCGAGGCGCTGCTCGACCTGGTCAAGGCTGCGCGCTGGGAGGCAGCGCAGGAGCTGGCCGAGCTCGACATCCCTGACCCGATGGGTCGCAACTTCTACACCGGCATGGGCGTGAGCTACGCCGCCCAGTACCTGAACCCCTACGAGGAGGACCCGAAGTGAGTGGACCGACCCTGTTGATTGGCCTCAGCGGCTACGCCGGAAGCGGCAAAGACGAAGCGGCCAAGGCCCTGATCGTCGGAGGCTGGAGGCGCGACGCCTTCGCCGACCGGCTCCGCCAGTTCCTCTACAACCTCGACCCCTGGGTGACCGTATCCCCGGACGTGGGTGTCGCTCGCCTGGCCAAGCTGGTCGACGCCTACGGGTGGGACCGCGCGAAGCGGACGTTCCCCGAGATCCGAAGGCTGCTCCAGCGCACGGGCACCGAGGCTGGCCGCAAGGTGCTCGGCTCTGAGGTGTGGGTGCGAGCCCTCATGGAGGGCTTCGACGCCGAGAACGAGGCGCTGGTGGTCACGGACTGCCGGTTCCCCAACGAAGCCGACGCCATCCGCAAGGCCGGGGGAGTGATGGTCCGCATCAACCGCCCTGGCGTGGGACCTGCGACCGACCCCGATGGGCGGGTGCATGAGAGCGAGGTCGCCCTCGACCACTACGACTTCGACGTGACCGTGAACAACAACGGCGACGAGATCGACCTCCATGAGCACATGCTCAGCACCGCCCTGCTCATCAACCTGAAGGCCCTCACGCTCTGAGCGTGCAAGTTGCGTCAGGCAGCCCGGTGTGTGACACTGGGACCACGAACGAGAGGAACACAGCAGTGACCACGTTGCACACCGTCCCCGACCTGGACATCCTGCCCGCAGGGGCCAAGATCGAGGACCGAGAGGGAGACCAGGGCGTGAGCCTCGGGAACGGCACCTTCGAGGTCGTCGGCTTCCGTGACCCGGTCTACTCCAGCTTCTTCGCCTTCCCGGTCGAGCTCGTCTCGCCGCTGCCCCAGGACGACACGATCCTGCGGGAGATCAAGGATCTCGACGCTCTGCCGAACGGGAGCGTGATCGTGGGGGTGGACGTCGTCCCTCCGACCTTCTTCAAGCAGGCAGGGCACTGGATCAACCCGACCAAGCACATCGGCACCACCCAGAACGTCCAAGCCTTCGTCCACGCCAGAAGGTGGGGCTTCCGAGTCGCCCACCGTCCGGCCTGACCAACGTGTGACAGTGGGACCGCCTGTGAGAGCGGGCGGTCCCCTTCGAGAGGAGACACATGAGGTTCACGCCTCGCGCCCAGGAGTACAACAAGATCGTGGAGATCCTGGAGTCCTCGGACTACCCGGACGCCAAGACCATGGCCAAGGCCCTCATCAACGAGATGGTGGAGATCCTGTCCATGCGGGAGACCTTCGCAGGCACCCACACCTGGAAGTCCGGAGAGAAGGGCCTCAACTACGGCCCGTTCTACTCCGAGGCCGACATCAAGACCCACCTCCAGCACCTGGGAGGGTTGGGCGGCACGTTCCGAGCGGTGAAGCTCTACTCACCCGGCGTGCTGAAGGCGAACGACATCGGCAAGAAGGGCTGGACCCCGTACTGCCTGCACCCCGAGTGCGGGCACGCCCCCTTCACCCACAGCATGGCCGGACCTGCCCGAGGGCAGTGCCACCTGGCCTCCTGCCCCTGTGACAAGTACCGAAAGTAGAGGAGCCCCATCGTGAGCAAGACCAAGACCGTCGACTTCAGGTACTGCGAGTGCGGCCTGAAGCGAGGCTTCCGCACTGAGCGGGACGCCGACAAGGCCCTGGGTCGAGCCCAGGCCAAGCGTGACCGTGCAGCGGAAGCCCGAGGCACCAGGCGGGGCAGTCACCGCGAGTCCAGGTTCTACGCCTGCGACTTCGGCCTGTTCCACCTCACCTCCGAGTCCCGACGCCACTTCAACGATCGGCTGGTGGCCGCATGAGCGCGCAGCTCACCCCCGAGGAAGCGATCCTCGCGATCGGCACCCACCTCGGACTCACCGAGCCGACCAACCCGACCCACGTCCTCGACTCCGTCGAGATCCTGATCACCGAGTACAAGCGGCTCCGCGCCACGCACGCAGCGGTCATCCGCAAGGCCACCAGCCAGCACCCGAACACTCTCGCCGCCGTCGCGGCGTCGTTCGCACGGAGAGGACTGTGACAGTGACGCAGAACACCGAGCCCATCGCCATCGTCTACGGCTACCACCAGGCGCGCATGTTCCCCGAGGTCAAGCCCGAGAACGTCATCCCCTTCCGCATGATCCACCTCCTGAAGGACCGCAACCCCTCGGTCATCTACCGCACCGGCCTCGGCGTCAGTCAGTACGCCTGGCGGATGCTGGCCAAGCTGGAGGAGTTCGCCCAGGAGGGCACCGAGATCATCCACCTCCGCCAGTTGCAGGCGGGTGTGTAACTTGCATCACCCGAAGCATCGGCGACAGCGAGAAGGGCTGAGCATCGCTGCGGGAGTCACCGCACTGACCTCGGCCCTCTCGCTGGGCCTCCTGGGCGGGGCTCTCCTGGTCGACAAGGCCAAGGCTGACGAGCTCGCCCCCATCCACGAACCGCAGCCCACTCCGACCGTCACGGTCACCGTCACAGCTACCCCGACGCCGAGCCCAACCAAGACCAAGGCCAAGCCGAAGACCCCGAGAGAGCTCGGCAAGGCAGCCGCAGCGGAGCGCGGGTGGACAGGGTCCGAGTGGACCGCGCTCGAAGACCTCTGGACTCGCGAGTCCGACTGGAACCCGACCGCACAGAACCCGACGAGCACCGCCTACGGGATCGCCCAGTTCCTGGACTCCACCTGGAAGGGCTACGGCATCCCGAAGACCTCCGATCCCGAGAGGCAGATCGAGGCAGGGCTCCGCTACATCGAGGCCCGCTACGGCAAGCCCAGCAAGGCCCTCGCCTTCTGGCACAACCGCTACCCGCACTGGTACTGAGAGGAACCCCCATCATCATCACCACCAGGTCAGACATGACCGTCCAGCTCATCAAGACCGACGCCTCCGACGAGGACGTGGCCCGTGCGGCGCGCGTCTCCACTGCGGGTGCCGCCTCACTCGACACCGGCAAGCCGATCGAGGGTCTGATCAAGTTCCTCATGCGGGACAGGCATGGCAGCCCGTTCGAGCACAACAACTTCACCTTCTACATCGAGGCCCCGATCTTCGTGGCCCGAGAGTTCTTCCGCCATCGCGCTGGCTGGAGCTACAACGAGGAGAGCGCCCGCTACAAGGAGCTGGAGCCCGTCTTCTACGTGCCAGCCGGTGACCGCAACCTCACGCAGGTCGGCAAGCCCGGTGCCTACGAGTTCCAGCCCGGCACCTTCCTCCAGTCCCTGTCCGCCGTGCACAACCACCGCGACGCCTACGCCGCAGCCTTCAACGCCTACCGGGAACAGCTCGGTGCGGGCGTGGCCCGCGAGGTAGCGCGCAACGTCCTGCCGGTCGGCATCTACACGTCCTTCTGGGCGACGTGCAACGCACGCAGCCTCATGCACTTCCTCTCCCTCCGGACCAAGCGCGAGAACGCCAAGGTCCCGAGCTTCCCGCTCCGCGAGATCGAGCTGGTGGCCGAAGGGATGGAGGACATCTTCATGGACACCATGCCCCACACCTGGCGAGCGTTCGAGATGGCCGGGCGGGTAGCGCCGTGACCCGAGAGGAGCTTCGGCAGGTAGCCCGCGAGGAGCTACGCCAGAACCCTCCGCCCCCACTCTCGGACGAGCAGGTCGTCCACCTCCGACAGCTCCTCGGCATCGCCGAGGCAGCCCCCTCCCGACGCGCGGCATGAGACAGCCCCCTACCTCTCGCAGGTAGGGGGCTTCTCTGCGTTCAGGACACAGCCGACAGGCGCGGACGCTCGTCCACCCACTCGACCTGGCAGTCCTCGGGTCGGTGTGACCGGATGCCTCGACCGCGCGGATACAGCGTGACCTTCCGGGTCATGGCTTCGATGACTGCCCGCTTGCGGTCCAGAGTCAGGGACTCCCACGTCTTCTCGACGTCGTTCGAGGCGATCAGTTCGCCGAGCGGGGAGCCTGCCGCGAGGTACGCCATCTGCGCCTCGGCTGCCTCCAGCTTCTCCCGAACCCTTGCCGACCCGGCCTGCATCTGCGCCCGGCTGATCGCGCCGTCCGCGTAGTCCTCGGCGAAGGCTTCCAGTCGCTCCCGCATGGTGACCACCTCCTCGCGCACGTCGGCCAGCTCGGTGTCGTTGTCGACGGCCCAGACGGCAGCCGCATCCTCCTGGCTCAGGCGCTCCAGGACCAGGGTCTCGACCCGGTCGTCCACCCACTTCTGCCGGTGCGAGAGGCAGTGCTTCCCACGGCAGGCGTAGACGGTGTACGCGGTCGGCTCACCCTTCTTGCCACGCCACTCGACCTTCACGTCCGAGTCGCAGACGGAGCACTTCGCAACGCCCGTCATGAGGTGCAGCCGCTTGCCTCCGCCGCCCGTCTTCCGGCTCGGCGAGGATAGCAGTCGGACCGCAGCGCGCCACGTCTCCTCGGGCACGATCGCCTTCCAGTTGGCAGGCCCGATCTCCTCGCCGTCGTAGGTCCGGATGGCAGCATTGCGCGCGTTCATCAGGACGGGGCGCAGCGAGGTGGAGGTCCATGCGCCACCCTTGTTGGTCGTGTGCCCGGCTGCGTTCAGGTCGGCAGCCAGGTCGGTGAGCGAGGCTCCCGACAGGAGGTCGGCGTACGCCTTGCGGAGAGACAGCGCCTCGGGCTCGTTCAGCTCGCCATCCTTCTCCAGCCCGAAGGGTCGACGGGGCCACCAGGGCTTGCCCATCTGTGCCCGCTGGAGGTTGGCCTCCTTCTGTCGGAGTGCCTTCTGCTCCCCCTCGTACTGCGCCCATGCGGTCAGGGTTCGAGCGACCGCTCGACCAGCCGGGGTGGACAGGTCGAAGTGCCCGGCGTGCACGGCGTAGACGTTGACGCCCGTCGAGATGACACGCTCAAGATCCTTGGTTACACGGACCAGGCGGTCGGTGTGCCACACAATGACCGGGCGAGGTCGGAGCTTCAGGTCTCGCAGCAGGGCCTCGAACTCCGGGCGAACGACACCTTCCTTGGTGGCGCTCAGGTCGTTGTCGATGTACGCCTTGCCGGGCGTGAAGCCCTTGCTTCGGCACAGCTCCAGGCACGGCGGCTCCTGCCGCTCCACCCCGAGCCGTTCGCCGGTCGCATCGAGCGAGATGCGGAAGTAGAACAGGGCCTCGTCGGTCCCTCCACTGATCGTCATGGGTGCATGCTACACCAATCAGTAGGTCCGTACTGAATGGCCCAGCAGGCAACTCCTGAGCACGAACCCGCAGGTCAGAGCGCAACAGAGCCCCCTCTCCAGGTCAGGAGCAGGGGGCTCTGTCGTACCTACGTGGACTGCTCTCGCCGCTTCCGCCGCGCGTGGCGCAGGGCACCGAGCGTCAGCTCGCGCTTCTGCTCGTCGGTCATGGGGGGCCAGGTCGCTACGACCTTCCGCGCCTCGGACAGGTAGTGCGCCTTCAACTCCTCGCCGGTCATCGCCATGCCCCAAGCGTAGGGGACGACGGCCCACCCAGTGGGCTCTCCGGTGCCACGGAGCCAGCTCCCACGCACCTGGATTGGCGCTTCGGACGAGCCGCCGCCACCTCGAACCTACGCCCGTCAACGCCGGACGTCGATGCCCTCTCGACGCAACTGGGTGCAGGCGTTGAGTAGTGCCCGATGATCCGATGCCGAGACCGGCAGAGTCGAGACCTTCGCATCCCCCTCGTAGACGCCGACGTGGGTGCGGCCCTGCTCCAGTCGGTAGCCGAGCTCGATGAGCCGACCCTGAAGCTCGCCCCAGGAGGACGGCCAGCGCGTCCCTGAGCCGCCGCTCGATCGAGGGATGGACCGAGACACCGGGACGCCCACGACAGGCGTTCCTGTGCCCTCCTCCGCCCGGTCTCGGGGGCGTACCCCGACCAGGACGTAGTGCCCCTCGCTGTGACCAGGCTCGACGTAGCCCTGCCACTTCTCACCACACAGGCGAAGCCGGGACTCGAACCCAGGTACGGGCGTCACGGTCTCCGGCTCCGTCAGGTCGGACTCGACGTCCGGCCAGTAGGTCCCCCGCTCCGACATGTTCGCCAAGAGGCGCGCAGTGGGGTGCAGGTGCATCAGCCAGTCGCCGCCTCGTACTGCTCGATGACGGCACGCGGGATGCGCCCGGTCGCACTGACCTCGACGCCGTTCTCTCCAGCCCATCGACGGACCGCCGCGTTGTCTACCTTCTTCGTCGTTCGCCGCCGAGTCTTCGGCACCTTCCGTGCGGCGTTGACCCAGGGGGCCAGCGTCTTCAGCAACTTCGCCTCGTTCTTCCGATTCAGCTCGATCTCGTAGGCCGTCCCATCGACGGCGAAGGACACAGTTCGGGCGTTACCCGTACCGTCGATGTCATCCACCAGTTCGACCACGACTCGCTCGTTCTTCATGCCCCAGAGGGTACGACAAGAAGCCCCCCAGAACCGAAGTTCCAGGGGGGTCTTGTGATGATCGTTACCGCACCGGGCAAGCGCCCGTACTGCACTCCTCATCGACGCTGTCCTCGATGCGGGTCAGCTCGTACTGCTCGAACTCGGCCAGCGAGATCCGCTCGTAGGGTGCCTGCTCTCGCGTGCCGTCAACCATGATCGTGGTCCCCTTCAGGTGGGGGAGCCAGGACTGGATGACAGCCATCGTCTCGTCCACGTCCAGACCCTCGGGCACGTTGGCCGTGAAGCTCACCGCGTTGTCCGCGTAGTGGGTCTGGTACATCGCCTGGAAGGACAGCATCTGGTCGAGCGTGAGCTCGTCCGCCGACTCGACCAGGTCCGGGTCGTAGCCCATGTCCTCGACCTCGGCGACCAGCTTGTCCTTCGTCGGGAAGGTGACCACCACGGTGTTGCCGGACTGGTCGTAGACGCAGGTGTCCACGGCGTAACCCTGGGCGAAGAAGCGGTCGACCGATGCAGCCTGGTCGGCGTCTGCCAGGGAGAAGCGGACACGGCGCAGGAACGTCCGCCCGTAGATCGGGTGGATGCCCTCCGTCACGCCCGGCATCTTCGCGATCGTGCCAGTCGGCGCAACCGTCGAGACCTTGACCGGCTCCGGGATGCGCAGCTCGAAGGCGTACTCGCGGGCCGTCTCGCGGACCACGTCGTACAGCTCCTCCAGGAGCGACGGCATGAACGAGAACGGGGCGACCGAGTAGCGGATGCCGGACTTCGCAAGGAAGCCCTGGACACCGAAGTGCCCGACACCGATGCGCCGGTTGGCCGCGAGCTTCGCCGCCTGCCCTGCGTCGTTCACGTCACCGTAGGTGGCACGGATCAGGAACCGAGTGACGAGAGCGTGCGCCTCCTTCATGCCAGCCTCATCGAACTCCCCGCCCTTGACGGACGGAGCGAACGCATCGAGGTTGACGTGACCGAGGTTGCAGTTCTCCCAGGCTTCGAGCGCGATCTCACCGCAAGGGTTGGTCGCGATCACCTCGCCGACCTCGCCCTCGTTGGAGAGGGTGCTGTTCCAGTAGCCCGGCTCACCGTTCGTGAGCATCCCCTCGACCACCGCACGGTGGACCTCGACCGCGACCGGCTCACCCAGCGCGAGGCGCTTCGTGAACTCGTCGTCAATCTCGACCGAGATGTTCGTCGTCCAGTGCTTCGAGCCGTCGTGCTTCGAGGCGAGGAAGTCGCCGATGAACTCGTCGTCCCAGTGGCAGATCGCCATGCGGGCCGAGCGACGGTTGCCACCCGAGACCACGCACTCAGCGATGGCATGGTCGATCTCCATCGCCTCGGTCGGGGTGAGGTGCGGCTCGACCGCCCACTCGCCAACCTCGGACGCGGAGTGCGACATGACCTTGCCGATCTCCTGCATCATGCGACCGAACGGAGCCGGACCCGAGGCCGTACCGCCGAAGGTCTTCAGTCGGGCACCCTTGCCTCGCACTCGGCTCACGTCGTAGACGCGGTTCCGGTGGGCGACCTCGCCGTCCGTCATGAAGGTGTCGATCAGGTCAACCAGGGCAGCAGCCCAACCCTCACGGGAGTCCTCGACCTCGAAGGCCCCGTCCCAGTCCGAGTCGTACTCGGAGGACAGCAGGCCCGACGCCTTCATGTCCTTGTAGTCCGGGTGGGTGGGGTCACACACGATGTGCACGTCCAGCTCACGACGCGGCGCACCGTAGGGCTGGAGGAAGCGGGAGGAGTAGTTCGCTCCCACGCCACCACCCTCCATCAGGCGGAGGAAGGTGAACTCGAAGTGCTTGGCCAGCGTCTCGCCCCAGCCCGAGACGTGGCAGTTGAACAGGTACTGCCGACCCTTCACGCCGGACGCCCAGAGGTGGCGACCAGCCGGGAGGATGGCGAACCTCTCCATGTAGCTGGTCAGCTTCTCCGCCTCCTGCGACACTGTCACATCCCAGCCAGAGCGGGGACCGTGGACCAGCGCGAGGTTCCCCTCGACCACACGGGCGACGGTCTCAGGCCAGGTCTCCTTCTCGCCGTTGGCCTTGGTGCGCGAGTAGGTCCGCTCGTAGACGGTCTGACCGGTCGGGCCGAAGGGGGTGGTGTTGCTCACTGAGTGGGTCCTCCTTGAAGTAGATGTCTCTCTCACTGCCGCAAGGCGACAGCCCCGAAGGACTGCCGCCTGCCGCAACTTGCACGATCACAGTAACACACTCACACCGGTCGACCGACCACGTCGCCGAGCACGAACGGGATGCGCTTCAGGGTGCCCGCGTTGTACGCAGCCAGGTCGGACAGCACCTTGATCTGCGCTGCGGTCTCCTCGGGCGACGGCGAAGGCAGAGCCAGGTAGGCCAGGCTCAGGTCGATGCGCTCGTCCAGGTAGCCGATCGCCGCCTTGGCCTCCATGCCCAGCGCGTCGAGCTGTCGCTCCTTGCCGTACCGGGCGAGCTCGTTCTCGGTGTAGGGCCGGGAGTAGACCAGCCCCTCCGAGCTCCGCTCGTAGTAGGTCAGGGTCGTGTCGTCCCAGAACTCCATCGCCTCCGGGCTCATGCCAGCCGGGGGATCGACGGGCTCATGCACGGGAACCTCGGGCTCAGGGGTGACGGGCTCCTCGACGGGGGCCTCGGGTGTCGTCTCGCTCACGCTGCTTCCTCCTTGATGTCGTAGCCATCCACGTACCGGTCCTGGTTGAGGTAGGCGGCGATCTTCCCGACCGCCCGCTCACACCGTCGCTGGGCCGTGCTCTTGTTGCAGTGCTCCTCGAACGCGATGAACTCGTAGGTCCAGTCCAGGCCGTACCGCATGAGGGTGGCTCGCGCCTCCTCCCACGACAGTCCGCCCGCGACCGCCCACCTCCAGGCCGCGTTCATGTCAGCGAGGTGGGCGTACAGCGTGTTCGCGTGCTTCGGGTTGGCCTTCACCTTCGGCATGTCAGCGTCGGGTGCCGTCTCGTTCTTCACTCCGTAGGCCGCAGCCGGATCGAAGTGGGCTGGCAGAAGCTGCTCCACCAGCGCCCTGTCGTACGCACCTGCCACTCAGACCCCCCGCCCTTCGAGCTTGGCGAGGTTGTCCTCGTAGCTCGTCATCTTCGAGTGCGACCGCTTCGTCGCGGTCTGCTTGTTCTTGTCGGTCAGGTCCTGGACGAGGCGGGAGTACAGCAGGCCCGGCTCACCGAACGCAGCCCGCAGGTTCCGCCGCGTGGCCACGAAGATCAGCCCGTCCTGGTAGGCGTCCTCGTACTCCGTCGTCCGGGTGTCGTCGTACTTGTTGGCGATGTGGCGGGCAGCCCGCTGGATCACCTTGTCGATCTCGCCGTCCGGCTCGTACCAGGACCAGTCAGCCGCAGGCGGCTCGACGTTGTCACTCGGCTGGATCTCGATGAGCTTCATCGGACCACCTCCTTCAGGTTCGTGTTGCCGTCCTTGGTGACGGCGACGATGAGGCCAGGCGCACCGGTCGTGCCCTTGGCGTGTCTCCACCAGGTGCTCTCGCTCTCCATCGCCGGGGGCTGGATGAAGGTGCGGAACCCATCGGTGTCGACGTGTTCGTGGTGCAGGTGGCCAGCCAGCAGGAGGTCGGCCTGGTGGAAGGCGGACGCTCGGTTGAACGCCTGCCCCTTCCAGTAGTCGAAGTGCTTGCCCGGTCGGAACTGGTGACCGTGGACGTGGGCGACGACCGTCCCGCTGCACTCGACCACGACGCTCAGCTCGTCCGTGTCCGGCACGAAGAACTCGACGTGACCGAACCGCTCGGGGCTCAGGTCAGCCGCGTCCTTCACGGCGATCAGGGACTCGGTGTCGTGGCTGTCGTCGTACCGCGTCACGCCCTTGCCGTTGATCCGGACAGCCTCACCGTGGTTGCCAGGGACGGCAGCCATCGTGAGCCGAGCGACCATCGGCGAGAACAGGAGCAGCGCGTGGAGCATCACTCGCCGGGTCAGGCGGATCTGCTCGTTCAGCGTGAGCACCGTGCGCCAGGTGTTGGCTCCACCCTGAGAGACGAAGCCCTCGATGTGGTCACCGAGCCAGGCGATGTGGACGTGGCCGATCGGGAAGCGCAGCCGGTACTGCTCCAGCAGGGCAGCCGCCTTGTTCAGGCACTCGATCGTCCGCTGGAGCGTGCCCTCCACACCATCGCCGTCGATCTTGCCGAACTGCATGTCCCCGATGGCGACGATGAAGGTGTGCTCCCCGTCCGTCTGCGACACTGTCACACTCGGACCGAAGTTGTCAACGGCTGCAAGCAGCTCGTCCAGGTTGGGACGGTCCAGCTCAGAGCCTGAACTTCGGCGAGTGAAGGTGTAGCGGTTGCTCACCCCGGTGTCACCGTTGGCCATCGTCCACTCACCCGAGCGGAAGCCGGTCGCCACCCACAGCTCGGGGTCCTCGCCCTTCGAGCGGAGGTAGGCGGCAGCCGCGCTCTCGTCAGCCTCCTCGGGCGTGCCTCGCACGATCACCTCGGCGACGTCGCCCTTGATCTCCACCTGCCGGGTGAAGTCCTTCTCGGGGTTGGTCTTCCGAGCAGGGACGCTCGGACCAACAGGCTTCTTCAGGAGCTCATCCTTCAGAGACACGGTTCAGGCTCCTTCGGTAGGTGCGGATCGTGGAAGCGGACACGTCGTGTCCGTACTTGCGCAGCGTCGTGGCCAGCCAGTCGGCTGAGGTACCTCCGTAGAGGTGGTCGAAGAACAGGTCCCGCTCACGCTCGCCGAGCGCCTGCCAGACCCGCTCCACAGCAGGGAACCTCTCGGTACCCGGCAGGGGCATCAGCCCTCGCCTCGGTCGAGCTGCACGATGGCGGACACAGCCTGAGCTGCGAGCAGGACCAGAGCCAGCCGGACCTCGTCCGTGTCGGACTGAGAGATCGCGCCGAACACGTCCTCCAGGAGGAGCCCGTCCGCGCCGAGCGTCCCAGCCTCAGCCCGCTGCGCGTTGATCGCGTTCCACCGGGACTCCTGGTCGGCGAAGTACGTGCGCCCAGCCTCGGGGCTCTTGCCGCCCCACAGGGGGAGCGGAGCGTCCTGCTCCGACACGGCCTTCTTGATCTCGTTCACGATGCCGGTCAGCGGGTCCGGCTTGCGGGTCTTGCGCGTCGTCGTCTCGGTCACTTCGAGTCCTCCGTCTTCATCAGTGCGTAGAGGGCGTCAGCCCCGTGCTTCAGATAGGTGTCGGTCACGTCGCCGTCACGCAGGCGCACGCCCTTGGCGGAGCGCAGCGAGCGGGTGATCTTGGCGACGAGCTCGGCTCCAGCGTCGTCCGGGTCACCGAAGACCCAGACCCGGTTGAAGCCAGCGAGCATTCGTCGGTAGTGGTTGCGCCAGCCCTGTGCGCCAGGGACGGCGACTGCGGGGATGCCGATCATGTTCAGCACCATCGCGTCGAACTCGCCCTCGGTGACGGCGATCTCGGTCTCCGCTCGGTGGACGGCTCCCACGTTGAACATGCGGGGCGGCTCGTCCTTCATGCCCATGTACTTGCCGTGACCGAAGTCGCGGTGGTTGTGCTCCTGGATGCAGCGGAAGCGCATCGACAGGGGCTTGCCGTTCCGGTCCAGGTAGGGGATCGCGAGGAATCCTCGGAACCTCTCATGCCCAGGGAACGGATCAGCTACGACGCCAACGCGGTTGGTAACCGCCGCCGTTCGATCCAGCCCGCGACTGACCAGGTACCTTGCGGCTTCCGCCGTAACGGCTGCCTCGTAGCTCGCTGTCGCTTCTTCCAGAGCTTCCCTCTGGGAGGCCGAGAGTGGTTGCAACGGTTCGTGCTCCACGGAAGTCTGTCCCCTCCTTCAACATGATCATCGTGTAACTGTCGCCGCCTTCTCCGCAGGAGTGGCAGCGCCAGAGCCCCTTGTCCGTGTTGTAGGACATCGAGGGTGTGTTGTCGTCGTGCAGTGGGCAGTGGCCCATGCCGGTTGCCCGCTCGGGGTTGAAGTCGACCTCGTAGTGGTCGAGCACCGCCGAGAGCTCGGGCTTGGTGTCGTCGTCGTTGTCCCAGCTCCTGCCCTTCGGCTTGCTGGGCTCTCTCCACTGGATGGCCACTACACCTCCACGCCGTAGAACTCCTCGATCGCGAGGATCACGTCCATGTCGGAGTCGGGGTCTTCGATGAAGGCGAAGAACGCCTCGGTCTCATCGGCGAGCTGATCGCGTTCCGCCTGGGTCATGTCCCAGCCCATGAAGCCGATCACTTCTCGTCCGCCAGACCGAAGTACCGCTCGACCGTGGTGATCACGTACGCCTTGCGCCAGGGCTTGCGGTACGCCTTCACGATCACGACGCCGTCGACCTTGTCGGGGTCCAGGCCCCGGTGCTGGGCGAAGTGACCGACCTCGGTCTCCATCTCCCGCACGAAGGTGTTCGCGTCCATCTTGGCGTTCTTCGCTTCGACTACCAGGTAGGTGCCGTCGCCGTTCCGGATGACCAGGTCACCCTCGTCCTCGTTGCCGTTCAGGTGCAGGTGCTCGATGTCCTTGCCGACGAGGCGGAACTTGTTCTTCAACTCGTTCTCCCACTCGGCACCCTTCTTCTTGTTCCTGACGGGGTTGCTCACACTCTCACACTCCCTTCAAGGAGAGGCGCACCTTCCGGTGCGCTTCCCCCGTTCGTGATGCTCACACTACCACACTCTCAGCCAAGGCCAAGGCGTTCGAGCGAAGTCGTTGGGGTCCAGCCCGATCCGGCAGGAGCCGGGGTGTTGGGCTGGCTGGTCTTGGCCATGACCTCCAGCTTCGAGAAGCGGGTCACGTCCGGGTGGCAGCGCATCATGGCGTAGCTGCGTGCCGTGGGGTCACACGGACCCATGCGCTGCTTCACGCAGGCGACTCGGTACTCCAGGCTGGTCGGGTCGAGAGCCACCGTCAGAGACAGCTCGGGCTTCTCGGAGAGACCGCCCTTCACCTGGTCGCGGGACGGGGGAGCCCACGGGTCACTCTTGGCTTCCCAGCTCTTGTCGCTCGCGTGGTGAAGGATGATGACCGTCGCGCCGGTAGCGCGCGCCAGCTCGGTCGCGTTGGACATGACCGCCATCTGCTCGGTGTAGTCCGATTCCGCGCCCTCGAAGTCCATCAGGTTGTCGAACACGATCACCTCGGGGTACGCATCCCAGAGCTCGACGTACGCCTCCAGCTCCTCATCGACGGCACGCCAGGTGATGGGCGATCCGAAGGAGAAGGTGATGTTGGAGTGGGACAGCGCGTCGATGTAGTTCTGGCGGTGCTTGCCGCCCTGCGCCATGCCAGCCTCGACCATCTCGGTCGTGTCTCCAGTCGCCATCGAGGCGAGACGCGAGGACGCCGTGAAGGCGCTCATGTCGGCGGAGAAGTAGAGGGAGGGCAGGTTCATCGACGCCACCCAGAACAGAGCGAAGCCGGACTTCTGCGTGCCGGACCGACCGGCGATCATGATGACCTCGCCGTGGCGAGGACGGACGCCCTTCTGGTACAGGGCCTCGAACGCCTCGACGCGGGGGAGCTCTCGTCCCGACTCCGCGTGAAGCGACAGGGACCTTCCAGGGGTGAGCACTACTTGTCTCCTCTCACGATCACGCGCTCGATTCCCACGGCGGTGATCAGGGTCTGGCAGGCCGGGCACGGCTTGCGGGTTACGTACAAGATCGCTTCCTTCAACTCGTCCGGGTGGATGCCCTTGTCGAGCACGTCTCGGATCGCGTTGCGCTCAGCGTGGTCAGCCGCGCAGTTCGAGTAGTCACTGTCCGGTGCGACGTCCGCGTAGGACAGTCGCCCTCGGGGGCAGTTGCCTGCCGTCTTGCAGCCGGGGATGCCGGGCATCAGGCCGTTGTAGCCCACGCCCAGGAACCGCTTGCGCTTGTTCAGGATCACAGCCCCCACCTGGGAGCGTGTGCAGTCAGCCATCGTGGCGACCTCGTCGGCGATGTTCAGCGCCCACTCGTCGCGTGTCGGTCGTGTCACTCGACCTCCTCTCTCACTGCCCCAAGGGGGCCGCTCCGAAGAACGACCCCCACAGGGTACTCACACTGTCACACGTCAGTCGAAGTCAGGCGCAGCGTCGAGCGCCGCGTTCACCTCGGCCTCACGCTTGGTCGCGTAGTCGATAACCTTCTGCTGAGCAGCGCGCTCAGCCTGACGCCAGACCCACGCCGGGTACGCGCCGGGCTTCTTCGCCGGGATCTGCGCGAGGGTCACGATGGTGGCACCACCGACGATCGCCTCCAGGTCACGGGCCAGGACCGTCTGCTCGATGCGCTGGCCCTTGGCGATCTCCGGACGACCGGCGTCCAGGTCGGCCTGCGTCTTGAAGACGGACACGTCAGCGAGGACGGAGTCCTTCGGGCCGTTCGGGGTCGGGCGCTGCCTGTCGAAGGACTTGACCTCGATGAGGATCGCGACCGCGTCGACGTTGTCCTTCGGCTTGAACCAGCCGCCGCCCTGGGTGGGGATGTCCATGAAGTTCAGCACTGTGTTGTTCTCCTTCGTTCGGTGAGTCGATGCTCGATGTTGTTGATGTGAGGTGGAGCGGTACTGCTACGCGGCGCTGAGGGCCTTGCCCTTGGCCTTCCACGCAGCCATCACGCTCGGGTCGGAGAAGAAGGACTGGTTCTCAGCCCACAGGCGCTTCAGGCCCGCGACGTCCGTCTGCTTCTCGATCTCGCCCAGGATGTAGGCGTTGGGGTCCTCAGCAGGCTGTGCTGCCGGGGACGATGCGGCACTGGAGGCCGCAGCCCACGGGTCTTCGTTCGACGCCGTGGAAGTCTGGGGAGGAGCGCTGTGCTCACTCGGGGGGATGATCGTCCCACCCAGGAATCGGGCGATGTTGCCCTTGCCGTGCGCCAGGCTGGTCACCTCTACGACCAGCTCGCTCAGCGTCAGCTCGGTCACACTGTCACGCATGAGGCCGAAGTAGGAGATGATGTCCTCGCGGACCTCGTCCGGGTTGCCCTTGAAGACCGCCCAGGTCTCCTCGTAGCCCTTGCCGTACTTGATCGTGACGGTCAGTTCCCTCACTGTGTTGTGCTCCTCTCGTTCGTTCTCTCTGTCTTGGTACAAGTTACACGATCCGGAGCTCGGTGTCAACCTCGCGGCTCTTGCGACTTGCGCTTCAGCTCGTCGCTTCCGCGTCGCTCTGACTTGATACAAGTTACACACTTGGAGCGGAAGAAGCAAGCTCGTTCTCCGTGACCTGCGTCACGAACGGCTTCATCGCACCTCGGGTGCTTCGCGCCTTGCGGATCTGAAGCGCGAGCTGAGCCAGAGCCCAGCCGATGTTCAGGTCCACCCAGTACAGGTCGCACTCGCCCGTTCCCGCAGGCAGGTGGACGATGATGCCCCAGTCCTGGTTCACCGGGGGCAGAGGGGCGTACGCCTTCTCCGCCTGCTCGGCGTCGACCGCGACCTTCTTCCATGCGGCCAGGGCCTTCTTGTCCTGGTGGTCCACGGGGAAGTGGGTGTGGTCGTACTTCTCTCCTCGCGAGTAGATCGCGAGCTGGCTGGCCATCTTCAGCGCACCGTACTCGACGGACCCAGTCTTCAGGTCGCCGATGAACAGACCCGAGATGGGCTTGCCGTCCGGGCCAGGCCCGTCGTACTCGTAGGTGCGGTCGAAGGTCCCACCCACGCTGAGCTCGTTCACCACGACGAACTGCTCGACGGCGTGAACCTTTAGCACCGACGTGGCGAGCATGTACGCCATCATGTCCTCGACGTCCACCTGGGGCGTGCCGAAGGGCAGAGGCTCACCACGGTCGACGTACTCGCTCAGCGTGTGGAGGTGGGTTCCCTTCTCGCGCTTGTCGTTCGCGCCGCTGATGTCGACGGCACGCTCAGCGAGACCGTCCAGCTTGCGCTTGTCGTCCTTGTCGTTCGGGTCGAGCTCACGGATGGCGTCGAGCAGGGCCGGGTTCTTGGCCAGCCCCACTCCCACCATGCGCTTGCCCCAGTTGATCAGGTTCGACTTGTCCTCGATGCAGTCGATGAACGTCGTCGTCCTGGTGTGCCCGACCGGCTTGCCGCCAGCCTTCGGCACGATGAGGGGGCGATCCCAACCGTCACGCGGTACCGAGTTGTTCGGGTGCGTCTTGTTCGGGATCTCCATGAAGTTCAGGGTCAAGCGGAACAACCTCCAGTGTCGTTGTGTCGATCGGCGTCACTGTCAGCGCGTCCATCTGGAGCAGGAACTCCCGGACCATCTCAGCCTCGACCACCTCGGGTGGCACGATCGGCGTGAGGTAGATCCGGCAGACCCCACCGGGAAGAATGTCCACATCGCACTCGCTGTACGGCATGAGCTCCAACCCCCACCACTCCGCCTGCTTCAGGCAGGAGCGCATCCTGTCCGGCGAGTAGCCGGGCGTGGCGTCGATGTGGAAGTCGAAGTTCTCCAGGTCGAAGACGAACTCGATCGTCCCGTCCTCGGTGATGAAGCTGTACGGATCTCCGTGCGCCCTGTCCATCGCGGGCAGGGCATCGCGGTACCTCATGGGACTGATTCTCCTCCGGTGCAGTGCAACTTGCGCTGACCTGGAAGACGGTACATGCCGAACGCCAGGTGTGCAAGTTGTGTCAGTGGGGTTGGTCGCTCATTGCCGTGGCACCGGACTGGAGCGAGGGGAACGCTACCACGTCGCTTGACCATCTCTTGACCTGGGGGAGTGTGTGCGTACTCACGGGTAACGAGAAGGGGCGGACCCCCTGGCGTGCAGGAGATCCGCCCCATGGGCGCGTGATGGTGTGATCAGTCAGCCGCCTTCAGGCGAGTCGAGACCTTGGGCTTGTGGACGAAGTCGCTGTCCCCTTCCTGGCGAGGGATGTAGAAGAAGCCCTCCTCGGTGTCGGGGTCGTAGTGCACCACGGCATTGCTGTCCTTCAGCATCTGCTTCCAGGCAGCCAGCCGGGTCCGCTCCAGCTCGCTCAGTGCCTCCTCGCCCTTCTCTCGCCGACGAGCCTCGACCCGTAACATGCCGACCGGGTAGAGCCAGCGGTGCTCGGGCTTGACCTGCCAGGGGATGAGCTCGTCCGAGCGGGTGATGCGACGGTCCAGCCCACGCCGACGACGGAAGTTCCCCCACAGAGACGGCACCGTCTCGATGTTGTACTTGCGCCGGTACTCCTCGACCATCCACTGGTAGGTCCGACCCTCCTCGAACCAGCGAAGAACCTCGCCCTCGTCCTGGATCTTGCGTGCGCCCATGATGCTCCTCTCTGAACACTCTCTGGTTACTCTGAGACACAGAGTTGCACACAGTGTGTGACAATGCAAGCAAGATCGTGTAGGTTGCATCTACCGAGCAACACACCCCACCTGCGAAGGAGCATTCACATGGCACAGATCCAGGTCACCGTCTGCGACATCGACCCCACCGAGGTCGGCAAGGCGACGACCCGCTACACCATCACTCGCGACGGCGATCGAGCAGAGATGGACCTCTGCAAGGACCACGCTGGCCCGATCGAGACCCTGCTCTACAACGTCGACCAGACCGGCGTGAAGGTGAAGGCAGCGCCCGCCAAGCGCACCACCACCAAGAAGACGAGCTCGCCTCGCCGTCGCGGCACCGCGAAGGTCATGACTCTGGAGGAGATCGAGGCACTGAAGGCTTCCACCTCATGAGGCACAGAGACGACAGAAGACCCCCACTCAGCACGTAGCTGGTGGGGGTCTTCTGCGTTACGGGGTCAGCCCTCGTAGGCGGACTCGGGGAGTCCTGCCTCGGGGAACTCGTCCTCGCCGGTCGAGCCGTTGGGCTGAGCGTAGACACCCAGCGCGGTCAGGATCTGGACGCCAGCCGCGACGCGAGGGTCATCGGCGTAGAGCAGGGTCGCGACCGAGGCGAGCGTGCCCAGGAGGGCGAGGATCGCCTTCGCGTAGGGCCGGGCCTTGGCCGGGAGCAGGGGGAGGAGAAGGGCCACGAAGGACTCCTGTCTGATCTTGAAGGGGGCGCGGTGCCTGCCGGTCATCGCCGACCGCACTGCTTCTGGAGGGCGATGTAGCCCGAGGGGCCGAGTCGGGTGTCCCGACGCAGGCCGATGTTCTTGTACTTCGGGTTCCGCTCATGCCACAGGGCGACAGCGGCCTCGGTGTTCTTCCCGTAGAAGTTGGACGGGGCACCGGGGATCTTGTAGCCGAGCCTCATCAGGAGCTCCTGGATGTCGCGCACCTGGACGTGCGTGGCACCGGGCTTGACCGCCGAGCTCAGCCGGTAGATGGGGTTCGGCTTGGGGGTGGGCTTGGGTGCAGGCTTCGGCTTCACCGGGGCAGGCTTGGCGGGAGCGGGCTTGACCGGGGCAGGTGCAGCCTTGACCGGCATCCCAGCCTTGACCCAGGCGTACAGCTTGGGGCCGGGGCAGGCGGTCGCGAAGCCGTCCTTGTGGCCCTTCTTGGCCAGGGTCTTGCCAGCTCGCTTGCACGCCTCGTCGTACAGCGCGCGGGCCGTGGCCAGCGCCTTCTCGCTCGGCTCCTGGTCGCCGCCGACAGCGATCTGGACGCCGATGCCCGAGGTGTTGTGGTTGGGGCAGTGAGCGCCGACGTAGTTCCAGCCGCGCCCCTCGTAGGCGTTGCCCTCCTGGTCGACCACGAAGTTGTAGCCCACGCCAGCCCAGCCCTGTCCGAGGTGAACCGACTCGATCGCCTTCATGATGGCGTTGCCGGTACGAGTGACCGGGTGACCACCGTCGTAGTGGATGAAGAACTCGGTGCGCTTCGAGATGTCGACGCTGTGCGGCGTGCCGTTCCAGGGCTTCGCGCCCCACGCAGAACGGGAGATGATCTTGACGGACAAGGGTGGTACCTCCTTGGGTACGGCGAAGGCCCCGACTCGACGTGAGCCAGGGCCTTCGCGCGGTGTGTTACTGGACGGTGATGCTGAGGTGGTGGTCGAGCCGTTCGCTGACGGCCAGGCGCTCGACGCGCTCCTGTCGCAGGTCGGCCCGCAGGCCACCGATCTCCGCACCGTGGGTTCTCAGGACGTCGAGGACTTCTCTGACGTCATCGTGGAGGCGGTCCATGTCGTCGCGGAGGTTCGTGCTGTGAGAGTTGGCCACCTGGTCGCGAGCGACCTGGGCGTTCTCCTGCACCTCCACCAGGGCCTTGTGGTTGCGTCGAAGCATCTCGACAACCACGCCAATGAGGGTCACAAGGATCGTGCCTCCGGTACTGACGAGCGCCACCTGAACGGTGGGCTCCATTGCTGTGGTCACGAAGCCAGCCCTTCGACCAGCTTCTCCAGCTTCTCGATGCGAGCCTGCTGGTCCTTGACGACGGCAAGGAGAGCGACGCCGAGCAGGTCGTAGCGCAGTCCATCCACCTCGCCGTCGAGGTAGTTGACGATCTCGGGCAGGGTCTCAGCGACCTCCTCCGCGATCAGGCCGAACTCGTCCTTGCGGGCGTCGGTCTCGCCGTCCTTCGGCTTGCGGTCGTAGACCACCGGGCGCAGCGCGAGCACGTCAGCCGGGTCGAGCTCCTTGTCTCGGACGTTCTCCTTGAACTTGATCGAGGAGGTGTTCCGGCAGAAGGTGCCGTCAGCCTCGACCCACACCGCGTACCAGGGACCGGCACCGGAGGCGGAGTTGGCGTGAGGCTTCTTCGAGCCGTTGGCCCAGGAGATCGTGTCGCCAGACTCCAGGTACTGGGAGTGGTAGTGCGTGCTCGGGGCGAACGTCGTCGGCTTCGAGGTGATCGAGGACCAGGAGTGCGAGTGAGTCGACGGCGGGAACGTAGCGGGCTCGTTGACGATCTCGTCCCACGACGTGAGGTGGGCGGAAGGGTTGAACGAGGACGGCTTGCCGGTGATGTCGGCCCACGCCACGGTGTGAGAGTGGGTGCTCGGGGCGAACGTCGCAGGCTTGCCCTGGATCGTGTTCCAGTCGACGGTCGGGGCGAGGTCGGTCCACGCACTGCCGTTCCAGAACTCCCAGGCGAGGACGTCGGTGTTGAAGCCCATGCGTCCGACGCGGGGGGTGGTGGGGCGAAGCGCCGTGCTCCAGGAACCGATGCGCGAGCCCACCCACCGACGCTGGTCGGTGACGGATGCAGCCGAGATCGAGGTGACGCTCGGGCCGACCGCGATGTTCGCCAGGCACAGCTCGTAGATGCCGGTGTCGGTCTGGGTCAGGGCGGGAGTGCCGCCGCCAGCCGTGCCCTTGATGACGGCCAGGACGATGCTGTTCGCAGCCGGGTCGAGGCGCAGGACGACGCGGTCGGTTCGAGCCGCCGTGTCGGCAGCCGCAATGGTCAGCGTTGCGATCGAGTCGTTGTTGTAGAAGTGGCCGCGCACGATGGCTGCACCGATCGCGACGGACAGGTTCATGCTGGTGCCAGCGGACGTGACCTTCAGGGTCGAGCTGTCCGAGGAGCCGATGACTCCGTTGTCCTGGAGCTCTCGGAAGTACGCGCTGTACTGGGACTCGTTGACGCTCTGGGCGTCGAAGGGGTAGGAGGTCTGTGCCACTGAGAGGGGTCCTTCCTGGTGGGCATGGAAGAAGCCCCAGGCCAGAAGGCTCAGGGGCTTGAAGTGCGGGGTGGGTTACAGCACGTAGGTCGCGGAGAACCGGATGGTCTCGCCGACCGAGAGGCCGAACGTGTTGGTGGTGCGGATCGTGACGTTGCCGTTCCAGGTGATGTCACACTCGCCGTCCGCGTACCCGGTGGAGTACAGGGCGGTCATGGTGTCCCTCGGACGGAAGCCGTCCGGGAGGGTGCAGATGACCGTGTCGGCGAGGTTGTACGGGGCTGAGCTTCCGGCGCTCATGGCGACGTCGATCCTGAGATCAGCCTTCACGGTTGCGACACCGTTGAACTTGGTCAGGAAGCAGTTGTTCACCGTGAAGTTGGCCGTAGCCGTAACTCCCGACGTCTGCGTTACCGGCGTCGGTACGGGAGCTACGGGGGGTGGGTAGATCGCTGCGCCCATGTGGGGGTAGGGCTCCTTCGGGTTGCGCTGTTCTTCAGTAGGGGTGGGTTACGGGATGGGCCAGGGGCCGACGTCCTCAACGAACAGGTTGCTTGCGCCGCCCGTCGCCAGAAGGCGGACCATGCCGTAGGTGGCCGCAGCCTTGTACGACTTGATGGTGATGGCCCAGGAGACGTCGCCAGCCGTCGCACCTCCAAGGTGCCAGGTGGCCGTCGTGCCTGAGCTGTACTGCGAGTCGTCATCGAACACCGTCGCCAGCATGTAGCCCGCATCCGCGCTGGCAACCGTCGCGTCGGTGCCGTAGGCCCAGCGGCCTCGGATGATCGCGCTGTTCTTGGCCCACGGCTTGCCGGACGTCACATCGCCTACGGCGTCCGTGTCGACACTGCCGACGTTCATGGTGATGCGGTAGAGGCGATCAGCCTCCGCCTTCCAGGTGGCGAGGTAGGCGCGCGTCTCGGTGTCGCCGACGTAGGCCGTGCTTCCGATGGTCGCGAAGAACTTCACACCGCGAGGCGAACCGGTGTTACTCGGGGGAGGGTAGAGCCCTGCTCCCATGGTTGAACTCCCTTCTGTCACAAGGGGTTACGCCAGTGCCGCCCAGAAGCGGTTCGCTCCGTTCTCCATGTTGGCCACGGCGATCGAGGTGGGCGGTGTGGCTGAGGTGGACGGGAAGTACCCGAACCGCTTGACCGGAGTGCCGAGTCCGAAGACGTTGGGCGGAGCGCCCGCAGCGTTCTCGTACTGAAGGCACATCGGGCCATCGCCGGTCGTGGTGTTGTAGATGAAGCGCCAGGCGATGTAGTAGATGCCCGGCGTCGCCGACCAGGTCGCAGTCAGCGGCACGAAGGAAGTCCCTCCGCCTGAGCCGTGCTGCTCGGCAGGCTCGTTGCCAGCCGTCGAGATGTCGTTGGTGTACGCCATGCGCGTGCCGCTGGTGTTGAACACCGCAGCCCATGAGCCGGTCTGGAGACCGCCCGCGTACCCGAGGAAGTGCCACGCGATCTTCGAGATCGACTGCGCCTGGCGGAGGTTCACTGCCGCGATGCGCAGCGGGCCAGAGCCGCAGAACGCGCCGGTCGAGACGCAGGCTGCCGGGTCTCCGGTCCACGCCTTCAGTCCCAGGTCTTCCGGCAGGAACTCGTCGGGGCGAGGCTGGAGCTCGAACGCCAGCGCGCCACCCGGCGACGCGCCCGAGCCACGCTGCACCCACGGCCTACCGGCCTTGGAGTAGAAGTGCGACCCGAGGCTGGAGCTCGTCGGGTTCGCCGCCTGGTCGGCGATGCCGAGTGCACCGCCAGCCACAGCGAGGCGAGCGCCGTTCATGACGGTGGAGCCACCGATGATCGTGTTGCCCGTAGCTCGATCGCCGAACAGGTGCACGGTCTTGTCGGCCTCGGCGTCGGTGTAGCTCTGGATCATGAAGTTCGAGCCAGTGTCCGAGCCAGTCTCCGAGGCACCGGACACTGCGAACATCCAGCGCTTCTTGTTCAGCTTGCGCATCGCCACGATGCCGTAGTTGGTGTCAGCGGTGGCGTTGATGACCATGAAGTCATCGAAGGTGGGGGAGCTGTTCACGATCTGAGTGACCGCGCCTCCACCCTCCTTGGCGTACAGCTTGCCGCCCTTGGAGTAGACGGCCACGCCGCCCGCAGTCGTGGTCGGGTCGGACCCGATGTCCTTCATGCCGATCGCGCCCGCCGCGCTCAGCTTGGTGTTCGAGTACGGGGATGTCGTACCGATGGCGACCTGACCTGTTCCTCGATCGGCGTACATGATCGTGGACTTGAAGGTGCCGTCGTCGTTGCGGGACGAGAGGCGGAAGTTGGAGCCAGCACCCAGGCCATCCTCGGCGACGTCGTCCTTCTGGAACGTCCATCGCTTCACGCCGCCGACATCGAGGCTCCACTGCCGGTAGGAACCGGATGCGCCGTTGAGGCTGAAGTCCCCAGTGAACGCGCCACCGCCGGTCGGCATCGCACCCACATCGCCAGCCGACAAGGTGACCACGTCGGTCTTGCCGTTGACGCTGACTACACCACCTGCGGGACCAGCCGGACCAGCGACGCCCTGCGGTCCTTCAGGACCCTGGGGACCGGCGACACCTTGGATGCCCTGGATTCCCTGGATGCCCTGCGGCCCCTTGATGTTGCCGATCGCCGAGCCCCAGCCGGAAGCGCTGCGCTGCCAGATGTCGCCCGTGTCGGTGCGGAGCAGCATGTCGCCCGGCTTGGTGTCGGTGCTCGAAGTCGAGGCCGTGTTGACGTACCACTTCGATCCACCAAGGGTGTTGCCGACGACGGACCATGCGCCCGCCGCCTTCTTGTAGATCGTGAACGTGGTGGAGGTGACACCCAGGAACGTCCGGGTGTCCTCCATGAAGTACCAGTCTCCGTCAACACCAGTGGTGTTGAGCGGGACCGTGGTGCCGGTCAGGATCGAGGAGCCGACGTCGCCCTTCAGGCCCTGCGGTCCGGGAGCTCCGGTGAGGCCCGAGACCTCGGGCGAGGGGACTACGTTGAATCCCATCAGGCAGCCACCTCCACTCCACAGATGTGCACGCCGAGACCGGTCGTGCTGCCCTGGACTTCGATCGCCTGACCGGCGATGTCCATGACCTGCGTCATGTCCAGGGTGAAGATGCCGTTCGCGGGGACCGGCGTGTTCGGGATGACCGTGATCGCACCCATCTTGATGAGGATGGTCGAGGCGGTCGTGTTGACGTTGGCCACGACGATGTTCGTGACGATCGCTGTCGTGCCGGACGGCACGGTGTAGACGGACGTGAGCGTGGTTGAAGCCACGCCCCGGAAGAACTTCTTGGGCACGTTGGCCACTTGTCACCACACTCCCATGATGCGAAGGATCTGGTCATCAGCAGAGACGCCACCACCACCGGAACTGTTGCGCTCCAACTGACTCAGGCGGGTCTCGGTGTTGGTCACACGTTGCGCGTAGGCAGCGGCTGCGTTGAAGCCGGTCGCGTCACCGAGCTCGACGCCGATCTTGAAGCCTTCGTCGGTCGCCTTCAGGATCATGCCGGTGACGGTGGAGACGAGCTCCTGGTCGTTGACCACTACGGAGACGACGTCGCCCAGACCCCAGTCGGTGCCGAAGGTCATGGTCGTGTCTTCCATGGGGACCGCCTGGACGGCGACCGCAGTGAAGCCCTTCTCGGCCAGGGTCTCCAGGCCGGACTGGTCGAGCTCGGCGTCCTCGGACTGGTCGCGCTGGTCCTGGAAGACCTCGATGCGCCTGCCCCAGTCCGCCTCTGCCGCAAGGGATTCGGCGGTCGTGACGTCACGGAAGGTGCGGTCGACCTGCTCGCCCTGGCCAGCCACGATGACGTGGGTTGCAGCCGGGGGAGAGATGGCCACTCGCTGTCCGGCGAGGGTGTTGTTCATGACGTCGAGCCGGATGTAGCTCGCGCGGTTGGTGATCTGGTACGTCTCGAAGACGAGGTTGGCGTCGCGCTGCACTACTCGGAAGCCAAGGCCGTCCACGACGGCGATGTCAGTGAGCAGGTTGCCCAGGACGGGGAAGCGCGCCTTCTTCGTCATGACCGTGCCGCGCGCCAGGTTGGCACCCATGATGAGCCCAGCCTTGCGTCGAGCTGCCGGTGCGCCCGGTCCCAGGTTGGCGTTGACGTAGGCGTGGAGCAGCGTCTCGGCAGGTCCGGTACGGACGTCGTGCGAGAGCGTCTGCGTGGTCGGGTTGACGTTGGTCGGGTCGGGGAACGCGAGCATGTCCGAGAGGACGCAGGTGTCGCTGATCCCCTCGAAGACCACTGAGCCACCAGGGTCTTCCGGCGTGGCCGCGAATTCGTGCTTCGCGGTAGGGCCGGACATCAGGATGTCGGTCGGGCCGGTGATGACAACGCCGGAACCTGGAGTCCGCAGGGCTGCGGTGAGCGGGTGCTCGACAGCCAGCGTGAGCTTCCAGGTTCCGACGTTGTTGAACTGGTCTTCCAGCTCCAGCACCAGCTCCTCGGGGCGGATGGCACCGACGCGCTTCAGCGTCTTGTCCCGCACCTCGACCGTCAGGTCGCGGAGCTTCACTTGATCAGATCACCATCCACTTCCGGGGCTTCCACTGCACCGTGATCTTCGATGCCGACGTGGTGTTGAGGAGGCTGGCCGTGCAGGTTGCAGTGCCAGGGTCGATCGCCCAGAACCGAGGAGCGGCGGCGAGAAGGGCGTACTGATTGGAGCCGTCCTCGCGCTTCACCGTGCCCTTCTGCGTGTCCACGATCAGGCTCTGGCTGGCCGTGAGGGAGCCCTTCCACCACAGCGTCTCGCCCTTGGGGGAGATCGCCTTGAAGTTGTCGCCCGGACCGAAGATGGTCCAGACGGGGTACGCCGCAACGTCGCCCGTGTTCTCCAGGGTGATCTCACCCATCGCCTGCGAGGAGGCGACAGGCATCGACATGAAGCTGGACATGAACGGGCCAGCCGTAGTGCCGCCGATCTGCTGAGTGGTGGCCTCCGAGGACGTCCAGTACGGGTCGCCCGCGCGAAGCGTGATCACCGTCTGGACGTCCTTGCTGCCGGTGGTGTCGTTGCCGTAGCTGTACTCGCCACCTCCGATGCGGACGACCTCGGTGGACCAGTCGGTCCCGTCGTCCTCGATCAGTCGAAGGGTGCACGGACCGGCCAGCATCTTCGCCAGCCGGGACGTGATCCGCTTCAGGTCTTCTCGGTTCGTACCCACGATGTCCAGTGGGATGTCAATGTCTCGGGGGAGGGTGCGAGAGCGACGGAACGTAGCCCCGTCACCCGCACCCTCCAGCCACTGGACCGACACGGGAGGCAGGCCCAGACCGGTCACGCCAGTCGTTGCCTGCACCCCCCTGCCGACTTCCTCGACCCCGTTGAGGGACAAGGAGTCCAGGGCGTTCTCCAGGAGGAGTCTCGCCATCGTTACCAGCCCACCATCCTTGCTCGGTTCGACGCGGCGAACAGGTCTTCCTCAGAGTTGAGGGACGAGCCCGGAGCCGCGTAGTAGTTGAGTACCTTCGTGACACCGCCCGACGCGCTGTTGCCGTCGACCGCCGAAGCGACCGCCGACGAGACGTCGAGCTGAGCCACTGAGGGCGGCTGGATGTCGTAGTCAGAGACGTCGAGCGCCATGACCTTCATGGTCGACAGGACCGCAGAGCGTCCCTTGTCGAGGCCCTTGGCCAGGCCCTTGCCGACCCACACACCGAGAGCTGCCATCACCCGCGAGGGGGACTTGATGCCCAGCGCCTTGCGGATCGCGTCCGTCATGGACTTGGCGATCTTCAGCATCTGGTTCTCGATCGCGCTGGCCTGCTTCTCCAGACCCTTGACGAGTCCTTCGGCCATGTGGATGCCGTTGTCGAACATGACTTCCGACGCGGTCTTGCCGACCTTGCCAGCGGCCTCCGCGAGCTGCTTCTCCAGCGCGTTGACCTGGTCGACGCCCGCCTTGCCCGCGTTGGCCAGAGCCTCAGCCGCAGCCATGCCAGCCTCGGGTCCAGCCTGTGCGAGCTGGTCGAACATCTCGGAGTTGAGGCCGAGAGACTTCAGCTTCTTCAGGACGTCGGCGAAGTGCTTGGCCTGTTCGACCTGCATCTTCAGTGACGTGATGATCCCGGAGAAGCCGCCCTCCATGTTCGTGACGTTGGCAGCGTCAACGATCTTCTGGGCGATGCTCGCGGCGTAGTCGGACTTGGCCGTCTTCAGATCCGCGAGCTTCTTCTGGGCCGCTTCGAGCTTCTTGTTGACGCCGTCCCAGGACGAGAGCAGCTTGTTCAGCGCGCCCTGGTCCTTCTTCAGCCGAGCCGTCATGGCTCCGCTCATCTTCGCCTTGGCGATCTGGTCGGTGAGCCCACCCAGCGACTTCTTGACGTTGTCGAACTGGGACTCCAGGCCCTTGATCAGACCGGTGATGATCGCCTTGCCCGCGCCGTACAGAAGGACCTTGTCCTTGGGGAGAGGACCCTTCCAGTCGGGCAGCATGTTGGTCAGGTCGTTGAGCTTGCCCTTGACCTTGCCGATCATTCCGGAGATGCCGTCGATCAGACCCTGGATCAGGGCCTTGCCCGCGCCGAGCAGCGTCGAGCCCAGGTTGCCCAGGGCCTGCTTCGCCTTGCCCGGCAGCTCGCCGATCGCGGTGATGGCCTTGCCGATCCACTGAGAGACCGTCTTGATCAGGTTGCTCAGCGCCGTGGTGGCCGTGTCGCGGATCGAGCTCCAGCCACGGGAGAAGAACCCACCGATGGACGACATGCAGCGGGAGACCGCTCCAGTGATCGCGCCCACGAAGCCGCTGAAGCCGCCCGTGATCGCGGACCATGCCGCCTTGCCGAAGTTGACGACCGCCTGCCAGCCAGCCTTGAACGCAGCACCGATGCCCTTCAGCACCTTGACTGCCGTGCCCAGGATGCCGATGGAGAGGAACGTCCGGAAGGCTCCCAGGATGATGTCCCAGATGCCCTTGACGAAGCCCCAGATGCCGGACCAGAACTGGTTCCAGCCTTCCTTCAGCATGTCCGTGTTGCCGGTGAACAGCGCCACGATGACGCCCCAGGCGAACTTCAGTGCGCCGACGATGATGTCCCAGACTCCGACGACGACCTCGACCAGACCCTCGAAGACGAGAGCCACACCGTTGACCGCAGCCACCAGGGAGTCCGCGAGGATCGCGATGATGAACTGGAGCACCGGCACCAGGATCGGCATCAGGAAGTTGACCACCGCGAGCAGCGCGTCGAGGACGGGCTGGATCGCTTCGAGCAGTCGCTTCAGTGCATCCGCCAGCTTGGGCAGGAAGTCCTGGATGATGCCCGAGAGCATCGGCAGGAGAGGAGCAATGACTGCCGTGATGATCTTCAGTGCCGTCTCGATGATCGGCTTCAGTGCTTCGAGCACGACCGTGAAGGCAGCCGCGAGGATCGGCAGGATCGGAGCCAGGGCCGAAGCCAGGGCGATGATCAGCGGAGCCACAGCGGCGTAGATCATGGCGAACAGCTCGGCGATGATCGGGAGGATCGGGGCCAGAGCTGAGACGAGGATGCCGACGAGCGGCACGACCGCCTGGAGCATCTGCCCCATCGTCGTCATGATCCCCGGCAGGATGCCGGACAGCGCCTGGAAGGCACCGGTCAGCGCCTGACCGATGACGGGCACCAACTGCATGAGCAGCGGAGCGATCATCTGCACGGCCTGGAGCAGCGCACCCGAGAGGAGCTGCACGACCGGGATGATCATCGGAGCGAGCTGAGCGAAGGCGTTGGCCAGAGGCGTCAGCACCGCAGCGATCAGAGGACCGAACGCGGTGAGCATCGCACCGACGACCTGCATCAGTGCGCCGAGCGCCTGACCGAGCGGAGCCATGGCAGGAGCCAGGGCGGTGACCGCCTTCAGGATGCCGTTGAACATCGCGGTGATGCCCTCGGACACAGCGGGCTGAGCCAGCGCGTCAGCGATGGCCTTCATCGCGGTGCCGATGATCTGGCCTGCCAGAGGCAGGACCGTGGTGAGGAGCTGGCCGAGCTCGATGAACAGGTTCTTGACTGCCGGACCGGAGATGTCAGAGATCGACTTCATCGCGGCGTGAGCCGCCTTGAAGACGTCGATCATGCCGGACTGGAAGCCGGGGCTGTCGACCGTGGCGTGGATGCTCGCGAGGGTGTCGTTCAGCATCGCCAGGGTGGAGCCGCCAGCCGCCTGAGCAGCGCGACCCAGACCGGCGAAGATGCCGAACAGGTTCGAGATGACCCCGCCCAGTTCCTTCAGGTTCTGGATGGCCAGGTCGATCCACTCGGTGAGCTGTCCGCTCTCCTCGTTCTTGGTGAGCCACGCGGAGAACTGGTCGCTGACCTTGCCGAACCATGCAGCGAGCTCGGGCAGGTAGGACGTGCCGACCTTGCCCAGTACGCCGATGATGTTGGCGAAGGAGCCGGTGTGCTCGGTGGCCTTCTCGATGGACGAGTTCAGGTCCGAGAACATCTGGCCCATGATCGGACCGAGCTTGCCGCTGAGGTCCGAGGCGAAGGAGCCGAAGAAGCCACCGAGTGCGGTGCCCGTCTCGGCGATGCCCGCCTTGAACTTGGGGAGCAGGTTGTCGATCAGGTCCTGGAACGGGGCGCGAGCCTTGTCCCAGAAGTTGGCGGAGATCGTGTTCTGCATCTCGGAGAGAGCAGCCTTGACTCCGGGGAACTCCTTGTTGAAGTCCTTGAATGCGGCGACGGTTGCGCCCATGCCTACTGCGATTCCGCCGAGCAAGCCGGGGACGAGGAGACCTGCTGGGCCGATCTGCGCAAGCGACGAGGCCAAGGCGAACATGTTGCTCGCAGAGGTGATGCCCACCGCACCGAGACCGGCGATGGCCGTAGCCACCGAGCCGATGATCGGGACGGACTTGTCGAGGTTGCGGAGGGTGTTGCCCAGCTTCTCGAACATCGAGTTCAACACTCGCGCACCGGAGAGCGCAGCCAGAGCTGCACCGACCTTCGCGACGGCAGCGTTGTTCAGAACCGGGATGATCGACACCGTGCGAGGCCGAGTCAGTACGCCCAGTCGGGCGGACGTGATCATGCCTGCGGTGGCGCTGAAGTCAGGGTGGACCGAGATCAGGATCGGGCTGTTGTCCTTCGCCCAGTCCTTCAGGTCCTGAGCAGCCTTGTCGGCTGCCGCCTGGTTCAGCTCCAGCTTGATGTCGCCACTGACCTCAGCGCCGTCGATCTTGAACTTGATCTTCGACTGGTCGGCCTTCTCCTGGAGACGGCGACGCGCAGTGCTGATCGCCTGCACCATGCCGTCCGTGGAGATCGTGGTGTGGAACCGGATCTTGCGGGAGTCCATGTTGCGGTTGCGCTGGTTGATCTTGCGCAACTCCTCCAGGTACTCACGCGACGCGCCGCTCATGTCGATCTTGGTAGCGACCGTGAACTTCAGCGTCTTCTCGATCTTGTCGAGAGCCTTCTCTGCTTGACGGCGGAAGTCAGACGTGTCCGGCAGAACCTTGACCGAGACGCGCCCGATCACCTGCCCGCCTGGTGACGATGCCACTGACTACCTCCTGGAGAATGCCTTGTAGATGTCGGCGACGGTCTTGAACTTCTTCTCGCTCTTGACCTTCTTCGCCTTGGGTCGCGGGTACTCGGGGATCTTGGGCGCACCCTTCTTCCCCCACTGACCAGTCGCCCGCGTGTTCTGGTTCAGCGCGTCGTAGAGATCGGCGGTCATGTGTCTGTCCATGCCCCAGCCGAAGTGCTCCCTGCCGCCCGACGCGAGAGCGATGGTGAGCGATGTGTCCGGCAGCCTCTGTACCAGCAAGAGGACGAGAGACGGCGAAGGACCCCGACCTGCGATCACTTCCCGGAGGTCAACTCCGTAGTAGTGCAGCAGGTCGGGGTAGATGCCTTCGCCGTAGTCGTCTACGAGCCGGGCGAGGCTCAGGCTTCCCCCGCCTGAGTCCCTTCGCCGTAGGTCTCGAAGATCTGGGCCAGCACAGCGAGGTCTTCGCCGACAGCCGAGAGCAGCTTCTCAGCCGCCTTCTCGGACTCGGCGACGAGACGGATGGCGTCAGCGAGCACCTGCTCCTGGTCGACGTCCTCACCGTCGAGCTTGGCCTGGATGCCGATGAGCTCGGCACGCTTGGCCTTGGACAGGCGCAGAGGGTTGAGCAGTCGGCAGACGTCGTCGCCGAAGTTGATGTCGGTGGAACCGTACTTCGCCTCTGCGGCGGAACGGATGTCATCGAGAGAGAACTGAGCCATGGGGTTGCGGACCTCCTGTGTTGGTGGGACTTGCGGGGATGCGGACCTGGGGATGGGGGCTCCGGGTGGAGCCCCCGGTGTGCAAGCGGGTCCGCACTCACTTGCACACCGGGGGAGTTCAGATCACAGAAGTGATCAGGCAGCCTGGCCAGCGACCCAGGCAGTGCCGTTCCAGTACGCCTTGGAGGCGTCACCCAGAACGACGTGCTGGCCCGTGGTCCACGCGCTGGTCGGCGTCGCGATGACGTCAGCCAGGTCAGCCAGGTTGGCCGGGGCCACCGAGCCGGACGGGCTGTACGTGCCGGGGGTACCAGCCGAAGCGCCGGTCGCCGGGACACCGCCGCCAAGCGGGGTGACCGCGTAGGTCCAGGAGTTGTTGTTGTGCGCCATCGGCTTCACGCCGAGGGGCAGACCGGCCAGAGACTCGGTGTCCGCGAGGGACAGGTCGTCGGCACGGTAGATCTCGGCCTTCGGGGCGTAGAAGGCGAAGTGGTTGTCGCCGTCCACGAAGATCGCGAGGAACGCAGCCGTGGTCGGCTCCGGGTCGGTCGGAACACCAACGCTGCCGTCCGGCAGGATCGGGGCGTTCGCGCCGTAGTAGAGCTTCAGGCCAGCCTCATCGAACTGCTGGAGGGTGAAGGTCATCGTCTCGGTACGCGCGCTGTACTTGGTCCGGAGGGACTTGTTCTGGAGCGTTCCAATGACGGTCGCCTCGCCACCCTCGGACGAGATGCTGAAGATGTCCTCCAGCGAGGTGTGGCCGACGTTGGCCCACGGGGTGTTCGGGGTGAGGAGGTCGGCGGGGATGTCGGTGCCGACCGGGGCGGTGAGGTAGTTACCGCTACCGATGACGAGAGTTGCGTCGTCGTTCAGGGCCACTGTGTGTACTCCTTGCTCAGGGGGTCATGGTTGGGTAGGGCCGGGTGCGTGGCTTGCGAATGCTGATCTGGTAGATCGACTCGTAGCGCCAGACACCCGTAGGCAGGTCGGCGTACTGGACAGGCCCTGCGGCTGTTGCCCAGTCCGTGACTCGCCGTGGTGCGGACGTGAGCTCGACCTTGGTGAAGTGGCCACGTCCGGGGACGACCTTCTGGCTGAGCCAGGCGTCGCGAAGGACGACGCGGACCGCCTCAGAGAGGATGGCCGCGTCCTCGTCACCGTCCGGGTCTTCGCAGAACGTGTGAACCACGACCTGCGCTGCGTCGGTGAAGCGAGTGTCGCCGCCCCACTCCCCGAAGGTTGCGGTGCGACGAGCGAGTACGAGGGGGAAGGTCTGGTGAGCCTCGATGAGGGACTTGACCTGGATGCCAGGAAGCCCCTCACGAAGCACGTAGAGGAGCAGGTCTTCGACCGGGCTCATCTCCGCCAGACCCTTGATGTGGTCGGGGAGTCCAGCCATCAGTCGAGCTTCACCCTGCCCTTCCGCTTCTTCGGCAAGTTGCTTGCGGTGGCGAGGATGTAGAGGCCGTCCATCGCGCCGTACTCGACGGTCTCGATGTCGCCGGTCTTCTTGTTCCGGCGCTCGTACTCTCCAGCCTCGCGCCCGTACTCGATGGACAGCGCGTGCTTCTGACCGGCCTCGTCGTTCAGGACGACGTAGCGGTCGTACTTGCCGCGCTCGACGTCGATCGAGGCGTCGCCTTCGAGGCGATGCTCAGCGAGCAGGGCCTCCGCTCGCACCGCGATCTCGAAGGTGCGGTTGTCGAGCTCATGCACGACTCCGTCGTTGCGAGCGATGAAGTCCTCGATCGGAACTCGACCGACGTTCAGGTTGATCTTCGCCACGGTCACGTCCTCTCTCGGATGTCGATCGACCAGTGCCGCGTCTTGCGAGGACCGTGGTGGTAGGCAGGCGGGGAGACGATGTCCCACTGCTTGCCCTGGTACTCCACGCGCGACCAGAGGGTCACGCCTTCGAGGTCAGCGGCGACGATCATCCGGGTGATGTTGATGAGCTGCTGACCCGGAACCTCAGCCTTGGCCGAGCGCTGCGGGATGAACGCGGCTCGAACCTCATGGGGTCCGTCAGCGTCAGCCGTCAGGAGCTTGTTGCCGCGCCGGTCCTCGACCAGCCTCGACTTCCAGATCCTGGCCTTCTGGCCACGTCGTCTCTGGTGGCTCACACGGCACCAGCTCCGTCAGCGAACATCGGGAACGGGTCACCGCCGTAGTCGACGGGGACTGTGCCGTCCGCGTCGCTGCGCAGCTTGGTCTTGTAGGCAGTCAGCGGCACCGAGTAGATGCCGGGGCTCTTGCCTGCCAGCGACCGCAGGAGCTTGGTCTCCTCGTCGCTGAAGTAGACGGTGCCAGCGTTCTCGCCAGCCGCGTCGTTCCAGCCCAACGTCTCATCGCCAGCGCGAGACTGGGTGTAGCCGTCGGGGTTCTTCATGTACCGCGTAGCGGCCTTCAGGACCAGGGTCCGAACCAGGCGAGGCGCAGAGTCCTCGGGCCACTCACGCCCGTAGTGGGCAGCGAGGTCCGAAGCGTCTTCCAGCGCCCCACCTGCGATCCGTGCCTCGTCCTCGTCAAGCTCCCAGTCGAGGCGAGCCTTCAGGTCTTCCATCGTGGCGTAGGCCATCGGTCACTCCTTCGCGAGGACGGGAGGAGGGGGCCAGCTCACGTAGAGCCAGCCCCCTCCGTCAGCGGGATCAGGCGTTCGCCGGGTCCGTCTCGGCCTTCATGCCGGTCGGGGTCCACACCTTGGCGTCGGAGACGCCCGTGATGGTCGCGAGCTCCGAGGCCGCAGCCGGGTAGTTCGACGCGCCGTCGAGCGTGAGCTTGATGCCACGCACGAAGTGCTCGTTCGCGGAGACGAGCTCCTTGCGGTTGACCTCGTCCCAGCCGACCAGGATGTCGGTCACCGCGCGGAAGCCCGCGTAGGTGTTCACGACCGAGCGGTCCTGCATGTAGGTCGGGTCGTAGTCGCGGACCCACCGGAGGGCGATGCCCTCGAAGGACTGGGTCGCGCCGTACGGAACCGACTGCGGGACAGCGGGAGCGCCGGACAGGAAGATGAACGCGGAGCCAGCGAAGGCGTAGGCCGCGTCAGCCGGGATGGTCTGGTCGACCACGATCTTGAAGCCGAAGCGGTCGCCGAGCGAGGCGGTCCGCAGAGCCGACTCGGCCTCGGAGTCGCCGACGTTCTGGGCGAGGTTCAGCTTCTCGTCCGAGAGGAGCGCCGACTCGAAGTCGGTGCCGACGAGCAGGTAGCGCTGGTCGTCCGGGACGTTGAACTTGTTGAGGACGCGACGCGCCTCGATGATCGCACCACGCAGGTTCTGCACGGCGTTGCCGATGGTGACCTCGTAGGTCTGGCCGGTCAGGGTGTTGACGGCCCGACGCTGGAGACCACGACCAACGGCCTTGACCTGCGGGCGGAGCAGCTTGCCCCACTGGTCGATGTCGAAGTCGTTCTGCTCGTCGGTCAGCTTGACGGCGGAGTAGACGTTGCCACCGAAGGAGACTGCGATCTTCCGCTCGCGGTACTCATCGAAGGTGACGGCCTGACGGACGCCCGGCGTGGAGCTGCCAGCCGAGCCCGAACGCCACTCGTAGTCGTGGAACGGCAGGACACCCTCGACGGGGACGGAGACGGTGTCGTTGTCCGCGCCCTTGAACTGGTCGATGCCCTCCTTCTGGAACAGGTTGGGGATGACGAGCTCCTGCTCCAGCATCCCGACCGCAGTCGCGGCGAGCTTCTCGGGCTTGACGATCTGGTGTTCAGCGGTCACTGGTGTGTCCTCCAGGTGTGAAGAAGCCCCCGGTCAGTGCGACCGAGGGCTGGGGGTGGGTTGGTGTGGTGAGGTGCGTCAGCGACGTCGTGTGCGCCGCGCGAGCTTGCGCGGGTCCATCTCGTCGTCGTTGTCGTCGGACGGCGTCAGACCGCCACCCAGCGACTCAGGAGCAGGAGTCACGGCGTACTTGGAGAGGGTCTTCGCGACCAGCTCCAGCGCCTCCTCGCTGTCTCCCTTCAGGAGGGGGACGAGCTCGTCGGGGAGCTCGTACTTGCGTGCCACCTTGGACACCACGACTTCGCGCTCCAGCTCGGCGATCCGCTGGGAGAGCTCGGTCCTCGCGGACTCGAACTCCTCGGGGGTCTTGGCGTTCTGGAGGGAGGTCTCGGCTTCCCGCAGCTTGGTGCGGTAGTTCGCGGCCTCACCGCGTACCTTCGTCAGCTCCTTGCGCGCCCACTCGGGGAGCTCGTCCTCGGGCTTGGGGGCTTCACCTTCAGGCTTGGCCTCGGTGCTCGGGGTCGACGGCGTCTGAGTGGCAGCCTCGTCGGGCTTCTGCTCGGTCACCGGGGTGGAGCCGGGGGTCTGGGTCTCGATCGGGGTGCTCATGCGGTTACGCCTCCTGGACGCTCGTTGTGGATCGCCGCGCCTCCTGGGCAGCGGCTTGCTGTTCCGTGCGGATGAAGCGCCGCCAGGCGGAGATCGCGGCCTTGCCGCCGAGTCCCTTGGTCACCTGGGGCCACAGCTCCTCGTAGCGCCTGTTCAAGGCGTAGACGTCGGAGTTGCGGTACTGCTCACGGGAGAACACGGGCTCCGCGTAGCAGTGGCAGTTGTCGTGGTACTTGTCACCGTCGCCGTAGGTGGCGGACTTCTCAGTCCGGTAGACAGGTCCACGCGAGATCAACATGGCGCACCACCCGCAAGGGGTTCCGGTGCGCGAGAGTCGGATGTAGCCGAGCGCGCGCCTGTCGCGCTGAGCGTGGTTCCAGACCGTCGAGCGTCCGCCGTTCATGGCGATCCGCTCCGCAGCCGCAGCTTGCCGAGCACCTGCCTGGGCGTGGGCCTCGTCGCGGAGCCTGTCCACGTCCTTGGCCGGTGCCTCGGGGTCGATGTCGCGCTGCTTCTTCGCGAGGTTGTTGGGGCCGAGCGTCTGGAGTAGTTCCTTCAGCTCAGCCTCGGCCTCGCGCTCGATCCGTTCCTCGTCCTCCTTCAGCCGCTCCAGCTCCTCGACCAAGATGCGGTCAGCCTCTGCGTCCTCGGAGTCTTGGTCCGCAGGAGCGTCAGGGCCGTCCGCCTTGGGGGGCTGGGCGGGCTGTGAGGCGGGCTCGGTCTCTCTGGTAGGGGCCGACTCTGATCGGCCCTCCTGGGGCTTCTCAGAGCCTCCAGTCAGGGAGGCGAACTCGTCTCGGAGATCATCGAGCGTCACGTAGGTGGGCTCGGGATGGTACGGATCGGCGACGGTCGTGCCGGTACGCAGTGCGCGCGCCAGCCGGTAGTACGCCCTGGCCAAGTCGCGGCTCATGCGCCGCCTGGTCATCACCATCGTGATGGCCTTCTTCAGCCAGGAGCTGGAGGTCGAGGCCCGCGCGGTGACGGGGACATCGGCCCACAGCTTCAGTGCCTCCTCGACTGTGCCCACTCCGATCTGGGTGAGTGCGATCTGGAAGGCGACGGAGGCTTGCTCGGCTTCCTTGCTTCTGGCAGGGGTAGTCAGTGCGAACCTCCTTCGGGGAGTAGGTGTTACGCGAAGGGCTCGACCTGTTGGGTCGTTGCGTTCCAGCGGCCCTTGACGGTCACCGGGACCAGGGAGCCGTCGAGCTGAACGCCCTTGACGGTCAGCGCTTCTCGGTAGCCGCCGTACCAGCGGGTGATGCCGGTACTCGCGACGACTTCCATCGCGATGGAGGCGAGGGCTTCGGGTCGCGGTGCCCGCTCGAAGCCGACGTTCATGTCGATCGCGGCGGTGGCGGAAGGCTGGGGCAGCAGGTCTGGCCCGACGTTCTGAACGACGTAGGCGAACGCTGTGTCAGCCATGTCAGAACCAGTCGGTCGGAGCGGCCTTCAGTCGCAGAGCCCAGACTCCCAGGACTGCGGTTGCGCTGGTGCTGCGGCGAAGGCTGACGATGGGACTGATCTCGTTCGGCCCGAGCTCGGCGAGCATGACGGTCGGCGAGTAGGTGGTGCCGTTCAGCGACAGGGCGTGCTGCGAGACCTGGGTGGGACTCGCGTCAGTCAGCGCCTCCGTCGAGAGCGTCACCTCGGTCGCCGACAGCACGGGCGAGAGGTTCTTCACCCGGAACTGGATGACCGACTGCGAGGTGCGCGGGGCGTTGCCCCAGTCGAAGTGGGCCGGGCCGACCCTCTGGTCGAGGGTGGGATGCCACAGATCGAGCCGCTGCGTGTTCTCGCCTGCGGCGATCGAGCCGTACACATGGAAGGCGAGCAGAGACTGGGCCGTGCTGGTCGAGGAGGACCGCAAGGCTCGGTACCGGATGCCTCGCACTCCGGTCGCGGAGGCTGCATTCGCCAGCGTCCGCCACGCGAGCGCTGAGTGGTGGGTGCCTCTGAACTTCGTCACGTCGGATGTGACGTTCGTCCACGTTCCGTCCGCCCCGGTGGTGGTGTCCGTGGACACCTCGATCATCGGGCTGGCCGCACTGATCTGCGTCGCGTCGGCTGCGCTGGTCTGGGTGAACCATCCGGCGATGTCGCGCTTCTCGGGGAAGATCAGTGTCAGGTAGTGCGGGGTGGCACCGTTCCCCAGCGCCGATGTGAAGGGGTGGGACGTGGCCAGCGACTCGTCGTTGAGCGCTTGCATCTGCGCGAGCGTCAACTGGGTGATGGAGCCGTTGAGTCCGTTGATAAAGACGCCGATCGTGCCATCCACGTCGAGTGCCATGCGGGAGCCGGGAGCGTCGGGGTAGTTGCCAGCCACGTCAGACCGTCCTCTCCAGAATCAGCGTGCCGTCCGGCGTGTTCGCCGGTACCGCAGCGCCATTGGCGATGACGAGGAACACGTCGATCCAGTGCGCCTCTCCGTCTGCGTTGCTCGACTTGGCGAGCACCTGCCGCGTGACGCCGCCAGTAGGCAGGCCCGCGCCAGGCGTACCCCCTCCGGTCGAGGGGGATCGGAACGAAGCTCTCGCCACGTCACACCCCCATGTGGAGGACAGTGACCTGCGAGCTGGCCGCAGCCACTCCGTAGAGGACGTCGCCCAGGGTCAGGTCGAACGCAGCCTCGCTCCCCGCAGAGAGCTCGTAGCCGTGGTCGACGGTGGTGACACCAGGTCCGCCAATGAAGACGGACCCGGTGCCCTTGTTCTGAAGGACCACGGTGCGGGTTACCCCAGTGAAGCCGTGGTCGTCGCGGATGCTTGATGTCAGGTCGGTAGCCGTGGTGGCCACCGTGACGGATGCGTGCTTGACGGCCACAGGCCGTCCTCCCTACTCAGTAGTGATGGGAACTTGCTCCGTGGGGGGTTGAACACCAGGTGTTGCGCGGGAGATCGAGGAGGCGAGCTGACCGATCGGGTCATCGTCCTCGCGCATCGACTCCCAGTCTTCGAGCTCGGTCTGGGTGACACCCGGCACGCGCTTCCAGAGACCTCGGGCAGGAATGCCGAGCTGTTCCTTCAGCTTGCCGAGAGCGTCAGCGGCCTGAGCCAGCGAACGCTGCTCCATGTCGCGCCAGATGACCTCGCCAGCGAAGTCCTCCGCAGACGTCACATCGCCTTCCATCTCTCCAGCCAGGCGCATGACGCGCTCCCAGCTCTCACCGAAGGACGCTCGGAACTCTGCGATCTTGCGCGACAGCGCAGTCTCGGCAGCGAGCAGAGCCTCGGCGGAGAGGTTCGCGATCTGGCCAAGCAGGTGGTGCGGCGGCGTCTGAGAGACAGCCGCGAGGTGGCGGATGGACATGTCGACGGACTCGATGAGGCCACCGATCGGACCGCCCGGCAGTGAGCCGAACTTGACGTCCGCGTCCTCGGCGAACAGGAAGCGCCGGGAGTTGTGGTTCATCGGGATCGCCTTGGGCTGACCGTTCTCGTCCAGCACCGGATCGCCGTTCTCGTCCCGCTCGATGGGCGGGGCCATGCCGGTCGCGTACCGCACCTCATGCGAGGTGTACGTCTGGGCGACCAGGAGATCGAAGATGGTCTGGTTGATGCGGTTCTGAAGCGCGATCATCGGCTCGATGACGCCGCAGGTGCGGCCTTCGAGGTCGACCGACGCAGCGAAGCGGGTGACCGGGCACTCGGTAGCGCCGTGGCGCTTGCCTGCTCCCACTGTCACACCGGTCTGGTCGGACAACGACTTGAAGGTGACCGCGTACTCGCTCTTGCCGTCGAACAGGCGGGCCTTGCCGGGCATGTCGTCCTTGGCCCACTGCGTGACGGTCAGCGCCGCGTAGGGCGTGTCGTCGTTCGCAGGGTCCTCGAACAGGGCAGCCGTCCGCATGGCCGACAGGCCCTTGGTGATGACGCCCTTCTTGGTCTTCTCGGTCAGCGTGAAGCTGTGACCGAAGGCCAGCGCGCCCCGGTAGACCGCAGCCTGTCGGGCGTCGAGCCGCGACCGCTGCCAATGCTTCCACTCTGAAGACGCGGAGTCAGGCTCGGAAGTTGCGCTGATGTCGCCGAGTTGTCCTCGACGGAACCCGTCAACGTACAGAGCCTGAGCCGGTGTGCCGACCAGGAGCGGCATCCAGTTGGACACCGCCCGCTTGGCCAGGAGCCGGTACTCGTCGTCCGCCTGGGGCGGCATGTAGGGGTCGTCATGCTTGCCCTGGTTGTAGGCGTCGATGCGTCGCAGCCGGTCGCCATCCCGATGAAGGATCGCGAGGAGCTGCTTCGCCAGTGACGCCGGGGAGAGGTCAGCCACAGGCCCACCATCCTTCCGTTGTCTCACTGTCACAGGAAGTACCCGCGACCGGTCCGCTTCTTGGTCTTCTTGCCGCGAGCTCGGAGCTCGACAAGCGCCTCATGCGCCAGCATCAGGGCGGCGTAGGCGTCGACCTTGCGAGGAGAGTCCTTGCTCTCCTTGCGGAAGCCGATGCCGTAGTTGTTCGTCGCCCGTCGCGCGTTCAGCGCGTGACGACGCAGGGTCAGGTCACCGTCGTGCTTCAGCTTCTTGTCGAAGACCGACCGCATCAGGCGCTCATGCGCCATGGTCGAGGTCTTCTGGGAAGCTCGCATGTCCCAGCCGATCGAGTCCTTCCCGAGGGGGGACTTGACCGACAGGCCCTCGCCGTAGGCGTCGTCCCACTCGGAGATGTAGGACTCCCAGAGGGCGACGTCGGCGAAGAAGCCGACCACCGTGAAGGTGTTGAAGGCGTCATGGACTGCCGAGTCGACCGATGCGCGAGGCACGATCCACCCGTCGCCAGCTTGGCCGTCCGGCTTCTCCCAGATCCCGAGCACGAACGAGGCCATGTCCTTGACGCGCACTGCCACAAGGGCGGTCGCGTCGTCGGTCTTGCCACCGTCGAACCCGAGGGTGATCTCGTCACCGGGCTTCAGGATCAGGTTCTCGTCCCGCAGGACGTCCCACTCGGCAGGGCCGTAGAGGGCGTCTTCCTCGGCGACGATCTGGTTGAGCCACATGCGTCGAGACCGGCTCGCAGAGAGCGTGGTGTCGAGCACCGACTGGATGATGGTCTCCACCTTCAGCCAGATCGCGTCTCCCCGGATCTTGGGGAGGACGATCCGTAGCGCCTCGGGGGAGAGGGGTGTCTTCGGGTGCGCCTCGATCGAGTCGTACAGGAACCCGATGTCCAGTGCGCGGCCTTCGCGGATCTTCTCGAAGGCTTCGCGCATCCGCTCGGCGACGGAGTCTTCGCCGGGCAGGTAGGCGTTGGTGATCGCGAGGTAGCGCGCGTCCTTCTTGGTCGCGTTACCGTCGATCGTCTCGTACATCTTGTCGCCGTTGTTGCCTCGAACCCAGTGATGGGTCTCGTTCAGCACGACGAAGGTGGACCGGCCACCCTCCAATGCACGGAAGCTGGAGGTCACGGCTTCGAGCCGTTGACGTCCGCCGTTCGCTCGGATCAGCTCGGCACCGGCCTTGATGCCGTAGGTGTTGATGAGCTTGTCCGACATGAGCGACGGCATGAGAGTCATCGTGTTCCGGGTCTGATCCCGAGACACGGCAGCGATCTGCACCCACGCTTGCGGGTGAGGTACGCCGACAGGGTTGCCATCGGCGTCCCAGTGGGAGAAGCGCGACGGCCCGACGAACTCGACCAGGCAGATGACCGCGAGGAGCGGGTCCTTGCCCCAGCCCTTCAGGCGCTGAAGCACACCCTTGCGGTACACGAAGCGGCCCGTCTCGTCCATGGCGTACCACCACAGGACGAAGCGAAGCTGCTCCTTCGTGAAGCGCCAGGGACCGCCATTCTCGGCGTTCAGGTACTCAGCGCACCATCCCGCGATCTGCCACCCGAGCGTGCGCTCAGGCAGCAACCAGGAGCCGTCCTCGTTCTTCATCCACGTAGGACCGTGGAACTCAGGTTCGAGGGCTTCGATCTCCTCGGTCGTCATGACCGATGGCTTCATCATGAGGCTCACCTCCGTTACTCGGCGAGCCCCAGCTCCTGTCGGTAGTCGGCGATGGCGACAACCGCAGCGGTGTCACCTTCATCCTCGGGCTCATGCAGTTCGATGCGGACGCGACGTCGGTCGCCTTCCGCTACAAGCAGGCGCTCGAAGGCGGAGTAGATGGTCTGGAGCATCTGGCCGCTGCGCTTGCCGGACTTCTTGTAGTACGAGAGGTCTTCGCACAGGGAGTAGGCCAGCGCCCAGTCGGAGGACTGGTAGTAGTCCTGCTGGCCGGACGTCTTCAGGGAGTCCCAGAGGCGTCGTGCGATGGGGTGCCACTCTCGATCCGCGTTCGGGATCTTCGCGGGACGGGCGACGCCCTTGGTCACGGACTGAACGTCCGAGCCCTTGCGCTCTCGGGGGCGAGCCAGGTCGGACTCGCGGTTCGGAACAGGTCCAGGCAACTGGCTCACCTCCTTCTACTTGCCGATGCCGGTGCCGTAGCCCCTCTGGGCCACGAAGTCGTTGATGTCGTCGTTGAGGATGCGACCCTCGATGTCCTCGACCAGGCCGACGTAGCGGCCCAGCGTGGAGATCTCATGGGTGTCGGCCTTGACCCGCCGCGTCGTGACCACCAGGGGCCACTCGTCGCCATCCGGGTCGGCCTCGTTCAGCCAGTCCTCAACGAACTTGCGGGTCTCTGCCCCGCCGAGCTCCTTCTTCTCAGGAGCCCACGTCTCGTAGAGGCGCAGGTCGATGGTCTTCGTGTCGCCGAAGCCCTGGTCGAGCTGCACCTTCAGGGTGTCGCCGTCCTTGACGGCCAGCACCCGCGCTCTGCGGTCCCACACTCAGACCGCGCCGCCACTCAGGAAGTGGACGACGAGCCACGCGAGGAACATGACCAGCACAGCGCGTCGCGCCTGCGTGGTCTTCGTCTTCTGCTGACCCTTGGCCGTGTGGAACCAGGCCCAGATGTGCTCAGAGAGGGTATCTCCGGGCTGCTTGCGGTAGAGGGCCACGCCTTCGATGACCGCGAATGCTGCGATCCAGGCGACCCAAGCTGCTGTGAACATGCGGTGGACCGCCTTCCTACGCCCAGCTCTCATGCCGGGAAGTCGAGCCCCCTGGGGTAGGCCAGGGGGCGAGGCGCGCTCGACCCGGAGAGGAGGACGGGGAGCGCGCCGTGCGGCACTCGACCGGGGGAGAGGACCCCAGGAGTGCCGCGATCTCAGAGAAGCCCAGGGTGGTCTTCCGACCGCCTGAACTTCTGGTTCTGCCGTCGCCAGTTCGCAGCCTTCGCGGCTGCGCCTTCAGCGCCGGACTTCTGCCCGTGATGCCAGGAGCAGAGAGCCCGTAGGTTCTCCATGCTGTGGTCATCGCCGGGTCGGATGTGGTCCACGTCAGTTGCGAGATCGGCGCATCTGATGCCGTTCGCGTCGCGGTGGGTGCATGTGTGACCGTCTCGCCGAAGCACACGCGCGCGGATCTTGAACCAGTCCGGGGGAAGCCTGTCCCTCCGGTTGCTGTTCTGCCATCCGCTCACGCGCACCTCCTGACGTGGAAGTAGAAGCCCCCGACGATGTCCTTGCCGAAGGGCAAGCTGCTCGAAGCGATCGACTCGGGGGCAGTCTCTGTCTCTCTACAAGGGGAAGCGCAAGTGCTACTTGCTTCTTGCACTTCGTCTACGACTTGTCAGCCCCACGAAGTGGGGCTTGAACCTCGTACTTCACAAGTCGTCTACGACAAGCGAGGCTCGCGTCAGCGAGGCTCACAGCCTCGTACTTCTCGCTTGCCGCTAGCCTCTAACTGTTAAGACGCGGAGGGACCTCGGTCTGTTGCAGGCTTCTTCTTGTGACCTGGCTCACACCTACACAGTGAGGTTCAACGGCGAGGTGAAGTGGGAGGGCGGAGCCCTCCACCTGTCGTAGACGCGACGGCGAGGTGAGCTGTTGCAAGGACTCAGTGAGCGAAGCAAGGCTTGGCCGGGGCTCCGCCCGGCCCTCTGGCAGAGACGACTCACTCGTCTACGTCTTCGTCACTTGGAGGCTCAGGAATCTCTTGCAGCACCTCGACGCTATGCAGCTCCTGGAGAGCCTGCGAGACCTCGCCTGGACCAGGAGGGTCAGCCGCGTACGACAGGGGCAGGAGCGGCTGCTCAGCGACTGGGATGACCTCAGCCCCGAGCAGGTCGTGCAGCACCTGGAGCGGATCGCTCACGGGCTCACGGTACGCTGGCCCCATGGCAGAGCGCAGCGCACAGGAGATCGGGGCAGAGTTCGGTGCCCAGGTGATGGGTGGCACCCTCGGACAGGGAGAGCCGGACCCCACCTCACCGCTCGGTCGACTCCTCACCTTCGCCGCTGAGCATGGCGTGGATGCTGTCACTCCTTCGCGCGTTGCCGCTGCCCGTGAGGGACGAGCGATCAACCCCTGATCCTGGCGCTGAGCTGGGGTAACGATGGTGCAACGGCCTCCGTGAGCGGTCTGCCTCCCCCTCCCTGATCGACCTTGGAACCGGGGCACGATCTCAGCGGCT